TACCTTCTTTTGTAATGCATCTATTAGATAATTCTTTACCAATTCTCTGCTTTGTATCTCATCAAAGGCATAGGTTTTTTCTAAGCCTAAAGCCTTGATTAACGAATCTAGAGAATAAGACTCGTATAAGTTTAGTCTCTTAGCTACAGTATCAAATTGATAATTTATGCTTATAGTTTCTTCTTCTATGCCAGCAACATACTCATCTGCTCCGATATCCCAGGTCCCACTCCTTGTATCACCGTCGATATCATCGGTGAAATAAGCCGAGAGGTCTGTACCAGCATCCCTTGCAATTGAATCAGCCTGGATATGTAAATCTTCTGACCCTGGTGTTGTGGAGACAAATTTAATTTGATCAAGCGTTACATTTTTAATAGAATGACTCCCAGGAACAGAGCTATCAGAACCTATATTATAATCACCCGTGCAATTATAAAAATCATTATAGCCAGTTCCAGAATTATTGCTATATAATAGGACATTATAGCATTCTGCATCACGAACCAAAATTTGATTAGAGTAACTTCCACAATCTATTGCATAAACAGTGCAATTGTATACCTTACCAAATCTCACCGCTGAATAACCAGAGCTTCCGAAATCATAAAATATTGAATTCTCAACTCTTGACGATCCCCCGTTGTATATGATTCCTCCAACATTATGAATGATTAATTTCCTGAAAATATTGACAAAAGAATTATCTGTGTTATATAGAACAGCATAAGCTGGTTTAGATGGCTGTTGAATTTCAATTCCTTCAAGGATCACATTTGAAATCCTGAAAACAAATGTATAATAATTACCTGAATTTTTAATATAAAATCCACTCTCTGCTGTTCCATTATGTCTATTCGGACCTTGTGTCCCGGATTCATTTGGGTCAGTCCAAATTTTTACATGGTGCTCGCTATTTGTTATGAAATCTTTAATATCGATATAGCTCTCATCAAGACCATCTGGCCAGTCGTTATAACAACTCAGAATAGCATCGCCTATTTGCTCTCCAGTATCAGAAATAGTAAATGTATGACCATTAGCTATTGTTACGGTTCCTGGTTGTATGGTTCCAGAGCAATTTACTATTAATGCTTGATTGTAAACGTTAATATGCTTAAGTGTCCCAGTTCCACCACCAGTAAATGTGACCGTCTTTCCATCATCACTTGGTGTGTAAGTGCCCCTGTCTGAGACTATGAACACTTTTGTGGTCGAAGATGTTAAATCACATGCTATTGCAGCTCTCCACGCATTGATGCTAGTGTAATCGCCTCCAGATGCCCGCAGTGTACAGATGAAATCCCTAGCCATTTCCTAATAACTATAATTAGACATTTATCGTTGGAATATATACATCACTGTCATATTTATCTACATCAATATAAGCTTCATTTCCGTAGTGTTGGTCAGAGTCTAATGCACGTTCTGCCGTAGCTTCTTCACCGCCAGCTGCTGTGTAGGTACAATAAACAGAAAATTTTCCTTCCCCAGCATCATGGAAAGTTATGGGAGAATCCCCAATAATAGGATGGTTCGGAGTTCCTACCTGATATGTTCCGGTAACTTCATCGAAAAAATAAGCCAAATAGCCCCATGTTAGAGTCTGAAATACCAGGAAATAATCCGTCGAGGGAGAGAGTGAAGGTTTGGGGCTATAATCGGCAAAATGATGCCAATGCGGTGATGTATTCGTTACACTCTCTTCAGATGTTAAACTATAAGAGACTAATATCCCAGTATCTCCATCAGCTTCATATATTGCTGCTTTGAATGTATCTTCGGGAGGGCCAGAAAGAAGCTTTGTATACACCGATATGCTATCGGCATCTGATATGTCTGATGGCGAATTATATTTCGTTCCCATTATCTCCTCTACAAAGTCGATTTCATATACGCCTGCGGTGTCATATCCAAATGTGGGATCGACAGTTAGGGGAAGGGAAGCAGCGTTTAACCAATCATGATCTATTGTAATCGTTAATATTCCTCTATCCGTATCTATGTGCAACTTGCCCCATATCCAGTTTCCATTAGCATCTATAATTTTCGGTCTATAAATGTGAAATACTTTACCTACCCGATAATTTTTCCCACCAACTCTAGAATAATCACCTGCCTTATTCTCGTGATACACCGCATATGAGCCGATAACATACTCAGGCCCATGGATGAAGGGTATCAGTTCTCCAGTCTTTTCATCTTTCGTGTAAGCGTGGGTTTCTGTCACTTTAACTATTTTGCCATTCCAATCTCCAACCTTTAGCATTTCTGTCAAGGGCGGTTGATAATAGAATTTCAAACCTTTTGCATTAATTGTAAATTCAAGTTTATTGCTCTTAGGTTTCTCCTTGAGGATTATTTCGAATTCAAACCCGCCTTCTCTTAGCTCATCGTTAGGCTCTATGTTGTAAAAATGTAATTCTTTCTTAGGCTTGATGTATTTTATCCTGCTTTCTTCTTCTTTTATAATGGGCGTATCAGTTTCATCATCAACCAGCCTGAATGAAGCGTTTACTTCGTTGTCCCATCGTTGAATTTTGATTTGTGGCTTAAAATCTGGCTGCTTATCATCACCGATTATTACCTCTAATCGGTCGTCCTTATCATCTTTAGCGGTATGCTTCCATGTTGTGGAATTAAGTTTAAGCATAGTTAATCATTAAAGGATAGACAATGACATGAAACCAGTACCATACACTTCTCCAGTCGCATTCGAACCCGAGTATGCTAATCTAATTTCAATATTTCCTTGAGTAACTGCTAATGGACTGCCTTGCTGAACAGTAGCCGAAGAGGTGCTATATACCACGGTATTTCCTGATAGTATTTGAATCTTCAGGTCTGCGATTGCAGCACCACCAGAGCCACAAGCAGATGCTTGCCATACATAACACGACTTTCCGGGAGGGGTTGTAAATCTGGCTAAATTTAGATTCTGTTGACCTGATAATTTGACATTAGCAATAGAAAATGTTAGTGGAGGATAAGCGTTCTTCCATTTCGATGTAGTCCCCATATATATCAGCTGGTTGCCAGATACCAGGGAAGTTGTGCTTACATCACCTAGATCGTCGAGATTTATACTGTCCTTTGTGAAATGAATTGACGAATTATTCACATGCGATGTGAGAGAATCACTTAAAGAGCTACCCTGTGAAGATGGATAGTAATTTACATCACCATAAGACTTGACAGCATATTCTGTAGGTATAGCAGTTTGAGATGCATCAGCTAAGGATGTGTCATTTGATATCTCTGAAATGGAATAGCCATTCAGAGTGAACTGATCACTTGAGATTTCACTAGCAGTTAAGGAATGATTTCCTAAATAAACATCCTTTTTGGCTCCAGAATATGGGACAAAAATATATTTAAAGATTTCTGAATTCGCTGGTATTTCCCATCTTGATGCAGAATTGCCACCAAAATATATCCTTAATGAAGGAGCCGACCCCGTACCCTCAGCTCTTGCAAAAATCTTGCCAACTATTCTAGAACCACTCCAAGGATGGTAATCAGTATTCAAAGCTAATGGCACTATATAGGAGGTCTTGGATTCAATTATCCCGCTTTCAGCAGACGTATCAATCTCAATTTCTGTTGAACCAGAGCGTTCGTACATCTTCCAGTATATCCTAATGTCCTTAGTTCCGTCTGTTTTCTCTGCAAAAATAAACCAGGAATATACGCCCTTTAGTAGGATTGAAGGTGACTCTCCTGGTTTAGCAATAAAGCTCGCTATTTCTTGATCGTCAGTTATGTCTGTCACCTCTACATAGGTCTCGGCTATTGATGGTGGAACTAAAGAGCATAGCCTATAGCCGGTGTCAGAATCGATGTCATCTGTCATATAATAGGAAGCACCTAATGATGTAACCGCTCTATCTACATATTCTTTATTTGTTGCATCTCCAATAGCGATAGGACTAGCTAAATTGATTATTTTATTATCGCTCATATCAATTGGTCCTTCGAGAGTATTATTTTCTATTCTTGCCTGCTCTAATGTAACTTGATGCGGGTTAAGTTTATTTCCAGAATGAGCCCAAAATGAGCCTGAAGTTTCGATTATAACATTAGCTTGGGCATTCCAATCTTCTGCTGTTATTACATCTCCTGGAAGTTTAGTCTCATTCCAAACCATTCAGTCACTCGTATCTAACCTCAACATCACCATTCTCGTTAATATATAACAGAGTCTTGTAATTTCTCCCGTTTATTGTTTCCTGGTATCCAACTACATAATAGCGCCAGCGTTTTTCTCGCGTAAATTGTCTACTTGTTACTCTAACCCGCTCAAGATATCCGCCGCATTCCGGGCAATGACCTGCACCGCCCTTCTCTGGAGGTGTGGATTCAGTTTCTTCAAAACGTTGAAAGGTCTTTCCGCAGTTTTTACATTTCCAATAATCATGGGCACCACAATATGGACAAATAGGAGAAGGGAATTTAGTATCTGCAAATATCTTACTGTTGGCAGTAGCTTTAAATTCCTTACCACAAGCTCCACATATTCTAAATTCTTCATTGGCAATGAAATTTCTGGTGAAAAGTATATACCTTTTATCCTTGGTAATGTCAACCTCAATCTTTGGAAGTAAGGGATTTGAGATAGCAGGTATGCCTTTATCATTAAGAGCCTTAGCTAAAGATATTGAGAGTGGATACCAACCAATTTTTACTAATCGACTCTGATCTATATCAGTAATTTTATTAGGATGGAAATCATAAGGATCAAACTGAGGCAAACAGGTACCATCATTATAGTGGGCAATCCAGAAATAACATATAGGGTGAGGCTGGGATGCCATATCACCACCCATTGTATTGGGTTGCGATCATTAGAAACATACAATAGTGAAAGACAGAAGAGGCATCATAGTTTATGCCTCATCATATACAAACGTTGCAGTTCTATCAGGCTTAAGTCCCTGAGTTGCACCAGAACCAACAATTACCTGTGTAACTACTATGTAAGATTTTCCCGTTTCTCCTGCACCAACAACCTGCCCCGATTGAACCATAAGTGCAGAGGTTTGTGACGAGAAATAAGTGATGCTCATTTTCTTTCCCGCAGTAGCCGAATAATAGCTATGTGTTGTTTCTATGGGATCCCCAGTTTGGCCTATAGTCCCGGTAGCTTGGTCATAACTGCTTTGCGGGCAACCCTGAGAAAGAGTTCTGCAATCATCGACTGAGGATGACGAAACTCCTACGATGATGTCTCCATCGGTGCCAAGCGACCAATCTTCATTTGGTGAATTTGTCCAGGTTTGATAGTACCTAACATTCTTGATGTATGTGTCTGGACCTGAAGTTATGTCAAGACAATGACTCTTCCAAAAGCTTCTATTGGTTCCGGCTGTTGGTATGGGAATAGGATAAGATGTGCTATCGGAATCCGAAATGTCTGCAGTGTAATAACGAGAAGGATTGCTTTCATCCTTCAAAGTATAAGTTGGAGAACCCTCCGGACCTGTAATTTCTTTTATAACTACTGTTGCTGCCATAACCTATCCATTATAAAAGAACATAAAAGAATACATGTTAGTACATCCAGAGCTCATCTATACCGCCTATGTGGCTTTTTCTTTTGAGCCTTTAACATTTGTTTAGCCTGCTTCTCTCGTAACTCCGCCAGATAGAGAAGATATCGTTCAACGAACATCATGCCTACGGGATCTTCGCGCCTCATCTTCCCTAGTTGTTTTGGCGTAACGCGAAAAAACTCACAAAGCTTTCCTTCCAATAAACCCAGATCGCTTTTAACGAAAGGATTCTAATTCTTCTTCGGATATTAAGGTTGATTTTTGGGTTGCAGCGATTAGTTCGAAGATGAAATTCTGTAGCGTTGTAAATGAAACTTTCTTCGACCAGAATTCTTCATCCAGCTTCTTATCAACGGATAATCTTGCTGCTAACTTTGGGAGTTTTTTGTAAATTTCTGCCATCTTTTTGAGTGATTCTGCATCTACTCTTCCCTCATATTTTGCGGCCTCAGCTGATAACATCAAGATGTCAATCATTTCTTCTGGGTTTGGTTTACGCGCTTTTATAGTACGCTTTGTTTCGGGCGAAGTATGGAATGTGACATAGATTATGTCTTCATCATAATCTCGTTCAAGTTTTTCTCTTGTTGCTAATTGACGGAGAAGCTCCAATTGCTTTTTTTCCTCACTTTTCTTCAATTTTTCGAAAAATACTTTCTCATCATCTTTTTTTACCGCTGGCTTCTTCTGACTGCCAGCATTTTCAACCTTAGTCTGCTCATCAGTCAATATATCACCTCATATGAGAGCTCTGGACAGTATAAATAAGCACAACAGACATCAGAAGTCCCTGATCATTGTGCCGTATTCCATATTTGCAACCGATGAAACTTTGTATGGATGCAAGACACTAAAGTCAATGGACCCCTCAGTTATAGTTGATGCATCTCCAATGGATATATCAAATCCTGATATCTGGCATGACTGGAAGAAGAAATGAAGTGAGTTTGGACCCACACTGCCTGAAACCCAGACTACGCTTCCAGATATCAAAGCTTCAAGAAGAACTCCAGCCGCTGAATCAGAGAGCTTAGCTGCTGTAAGGGAGCCCTCTACGCTGAGGGGCCCTTGCATGAAGAAATTTCCTCTTTCTCCAAGCAAGGATTCTTCAATAGTATCTCTTGATAGAGTCAACGTAAAATCTGCAAGACCTAGCATAGAGTGAGTCTTGCCACCAATCTGAATTTTAGCACTTTCTCCGGTATAAGTTTGTGTAGGCATATTACGTTATATCCGTTATATATCCATTGGAGTAGGTTACATTATATGGGTCCATTACCGTGAAATCTATGGATGCTTCGGTTATAGTATCAGCATCTCCGATTGAAATGTCATATCCGGTTATCTGGCAAGAAACGAAATACCATCTAAGGGAACCATCTGCAACAGCACCAGAGATTTGCACATAAGTTGATTCAATTATGCTCTTCAATGAATCTGCTGAACCAGAAGCAGCAAATTTGCAGTTTGTATAGGAGCCCTCTATGGATAAGGAACCTATTCTGTAATAGTTCCCGGGCATTCCAACTAATTCTTGCTCAACAGTATCCCTAGAAAATGTTAAAGAAAAATCAGATATACCCCACACTGCTTGGCCTTTTGCAGATAAATCCGCTGCGTTTGTTGCAATAAAGATCTTCGCATCTTTTCCGCTTACTATTCCGGCCATATCTTTATCTACCTACTCCACCACATTTACATACACTAATCATTATCGAGCCTAATACGTGTCCATGTAATTATCTTACGGTATGCATGTAAATTAGCCTCATAAGTATCAACATCAGAAGTCTTCCAATAAACTCCATCTGAGGCAAAAAGAATTTCTCGGATTCTGTCTGCAATCTCAAGAGTTTCCTTTCGGGAATTTGTTGAATAAATATTTATTTGCCAAGTTATTCGCTCTCTCCATGGTTTAGACCCTTCAGCAGCTGTACCGTAACCAAGCATACCAATGTCTTCTCCACCCGTCTGAACAATAACTATGCAAGGATATTCTGTAGGCGCTTTGGTCCAGCCAACAATAATATTTTCGGGTTTTACCTTGGAAGTGAGCTCATCATCAGATATAAGAAGATTCCTGAGTTCAATATCAGCTTCGAGAGACATATTAATCCGGCATCATAAGCGAGATAAATTTCCACATAGTTCCTCTTATGGCGTCTCGCATATTTCTGCGAGTTACAGTATCATTTATCGCGTTCGAAAGATAATGGTAGCCTGCTTGAAGAGGAACCTTCGAACGAAATGCAACTATTGCTCCTTGTTCTTTTCCTATTGGCCATCCTCGGTATATACCACCACGCCTATGGGCTATGGCCCCACCAAAATACATCTTCACTGGCGCATAGGAAAGTATAAACCAGCCAGGTGCGCCAAATTCAACTATCGCTGCGTGTTTCGAAGTAAATCTAAGGGTTGCAACCGACCTAGTCTTTTTTGGCTCAATATCTATTTGTTTCGACTGCTCTATAGGATCTGTAGACGCACCATAAGCACGTGCCTTTGAACGAAGAATTGAAATGGCTCTCTCACCAAGTATATTTGCAGCATCCATAGCAGCATAAGTGCTCCCGGTTCGAATAGCACTAACTAGGCGTTTTGAACGCGCATAAACGGTATTGAACCCAACAAACTTAACTCTCAGCCTCACGAAGAATCACCGTCTTATGATGATGCGACGAATCGGTATAAACAGCTACAACATTGAAGAGAGAATCATTCCACTTTATCCTATCGGCCTCTGTTATGGATGCAGAAGAGAGGAAATAAGCCTTATAATTTGCATCACGATATTCGCCAGGAAGAGCAAGACGTTCTTCAACAGAGAGAGGAACCAATCTACATTTAAAGCTTGAACCAGATGTCCAAGCGTACACTCTTTCACCAAGCTCATTAACCGTATCATGTCTCTCCAATATCACAACTTCCTCGTTTAATAGCGTTTCGAAGGACATATTTTATGTATCCTAGCATGACATTCTTCACAAACTGTTATAAGATTTGAAGGATGGTGACTTCCTCCGCATCTTACAGGAATAATATGATGGCAATGTGGCCTGGACGTGTACCGACCACAGATTTGACATCTATATCCATCCCGCTTGAAGATATAGAATCTAAGAGCATTCCAATTTGGTGGATATAATTCAGATGGCCTATAACTCATTTGCAAGTTTAATATTCCAAATTGGAGTGATCGAATTCAAGATATCGAATGCCATTTGCTCCCAGCTCTTCGCGAGTTCATATGGTGAATTTCGCCCACCACGGGGTGTCCTTGCAGTCGGAAGTGCAAGTCTATAGGAGTAATCACCCAATTTTTCGGAGTTGATCGTATAATAATCTTTAGCTAATTGCGGTGAGTAAATTAGCCTTGAAGCAACTAACAATAATACGGGAACTCTAACTTTTTCGGCAGGTGGGATTTTCCCTCCAAAGTAGGAGTTGATTATAAATTCTTCAACGGCTTGAATCTTGAGAAGAATCTCAGCCTTAGAAACTTTATCGTATGGAATGGGAGGAGTGAAGAATCCTCTTACATCAGCTTCCGATACGAATCTGGGGGTATAATCAACCATATTAATCCCCTATCCAAGGAAGATCTCGAATATCAATAACATCACGTTTGCCTTTTGTCGGAAATGGGAATTGACGGATTTTAAAGGTATTTGGATTCGTGCGCCCTCCTCCCTCTCCAAATTCTATTTCGAGATCAATCAACTCTTCATCTGAAAATGGATATCTGTTTTTGAGTGCTTTTCGCCTACGTTCCTCAAAGGTTTTGGTCATCCAGGCTTGAGATCCTTTTCCAGAGAGCATAGAATGTATAGATTATCGAAATAAAACATACATAAAAACATAGCACATATGGTTGTTTTGGGAAATGTTCAGCCTATTACTTTGCCAGAATTCTTACTCCAGCCTTATCGTCAACTACCGCAACACCATATCTCATTGTACAAGATATTCCAAGTAGATCGTGAATTGGGTCGTCATACCTTTCGATTGTTATGTCTCTTCTCATCGCTATGTAAGCAGTGTTCTTGGAGTCGAGGACCAAAGCATAATAGTGGTTTGCAGCGTCCGTGCCATCCCAATAATATGTAAATCCATCTTCGACTGTTACGGAAAGTGTGTATGGCTTCAGACCAAGTATTCTTGGCAACTCGCCTGTTTCAAGGGTTCTGCCCTGACCGGCATATGCGACATAGACTAAATTGGAGTCTTTTAATAGCTGACCCTCGGCGATAGGATGAGTTATCAAAGTGTCAGGCATTCTTCCCTCTGCCTCCACTAAGGCTCTTGCTGTGGCCAAATCGGATACGGCCAGATTTGTGCCTGCGGGGTCCACATCGGTTATGCCATCCATACCTGATAATATGGCTTGCAAACAGTCTCTGTTTAACTTGTTTTCCAGTCTTGCACCAGCCTTTTTAAGCTCCAACTCGACTACATCGAATAATGCATCCTCTATGAGTTCGTTTGTTATCAGTGGTCTGGTTCCAATCTTCTTTATTGTAATATCTGTCTTTGAGAAGGATGATGTATCTATCGGTATTTCAGCACCTTCAGCTATATCCTGGGCATATGCGCCAGATTCACCAGTTACAACTCTCACTGAATAAGAATCAGTATTGATGATTGGCAAAACATCTCTAAAGCACTTGAAAGGCTCGGCACCTTCAACTACTGTCTTCCAGACTTCTTCTTGCAGCAATGTGGTCTCGTTTATTGCATTAGACTGAAGGAGAGTCTTATAGGTCTTGGAGTTTTTACCTCCAAGATCGTGAATCACGTGGGGATCATTCAGCAGTTTGGTTCTCTCGCTGTTGCCTGCATATGCAAGCTGGAGTAGTCTTGTAAGCTTACTCATCTACACCACTTAGAATTTCAAAACATTAAACAGACATACGTAACTTAATGAACTTAAATGAGAAGCACCTTTCCTACTCCTGGATTTGAAGATGGTGCCTCTACAACTATTCCGCAGATCCTTCCTCCGGTCTCGTGCGAAAGATAACCATCTTTGAATGCACCAACTTGGTCACCAACACTTGGTGCAGACGAACCGGACAAGCCGCATCTTACTATATTACCTCCGCAATATATGGCAACCATAGTGCCGTGGCTTGCATCATAATCAGCAACACCTATCGCTGTTTGAGAAGAAGCGGATACGGGAGTAACAGCACCGTCAGCTATCATCCTTACGGCTTGCCCTTTCAAGATGTTGCCAGATGCCTTGAAATTGTATGCGAATGTCCCAAGCTGAATCCCTATATCATCTTCTATTGTTATAAAGGCCATGTTCCGCTATCACCTATTCTAACTTTGAACACGAAAACATATTATGGGAACATAGAGGAAACTGACTATTTCTTGTAAATAACACCGTGACTAATAACTATGTCACTAACTTCCTCTTCGTCTGAGATCTCCTCATCTGGATTTATAGTCTCTGGAGGCTTTTCTGACTTCTCAAGTATTTCCAATCTTTTCTGAAATGCTTTAATCTGGTCATCCTTGGCTTTTATCTCTAGTTTCAACTCTTCTATCTCCTTAGCCATATCGCTCTCTGATTTCAATGCAGAATATTTCTCCCACAGATCATCAATTGCATCAACTACCATCTTATGCCAATCTTCACTCTTCGCTGGATATGGATATTTTGTTGGGTATGGATATTTCGATGGATAAGGGTATTTCGATGGATAGGGATAATTACTCGGCATTGGATAGGGATATGGATATCCTTTGCCTCTTAGATTCTCTACCAATGACATGAGTGCATTTAATTTCTCTTTTATTTCTTTATTCTTTGTATCTGCTATTATCTGAGCTAACATATCTTTGATTGCAGCAATTAGCCCACCAGCTTTCTCTTCCTTTTCTTTCTCTTCGTCTTTAGTGTCTGTTTCTTCGGGAGTCTCCTCTGACTTCTCGGCTTTTTCTTCCTCATCATCTTCGTCGTTATCTTCGTCTTGCTTGTTTGCTAGCTCGGAGACTATTTTTGTGAGACTTTCAAGCTTGCGCTCTATTGCTTCTTTCCATGCCTCAAATTCCGAGTTATCTTCAGATTTCGCTTCCTCGGTCGTCTCTTCTGTAGGCTCTTCCCCTGTCTCCTCGTCGTTCTTTAATACATTATCTTCCAAAATCTCTTCAGCCATTTTATCGCATTCCTTCGAACATCCACATACATCATCTGATTTGGATATAACTATAAAGCCTGAAAGCGGGTTTGCAGGAGCTTCGCATATCGAAACTTCATAGAGATTTATCTTATCCACAACAGTGTAGCATTTAGTATCATCACACTCTCGATGACTTAATAGCGCTTCACCAGCGATGGAGAATGAATTTAGCTTTCCAGCAAGAATATCCTCCCAAACTTTGTCAGCAATTTTCAAATCGTCACGAATCTCAGCAACAATAAATAAACCCTTATCATCAACATGAGTTTTCAAACCGTTATATTCCTTGAGGATACGTCCAATTTGGATATTCCTATGCTTTAGCATTACATTTGCGTAAAATTCGTCATTGAGAAGTGTTTTGATGGCATCACGAAGCACATCTACTGGTATAAGTTCATTATCTTTGTCCACTACAGCGACAGAAGCATAACCAGCAATTATGCGTCTTGATTTTTGTTTTCCATTGGAGAATACGTCAAAATTCCCTCTAATATTAAATGAAACTTCAGATGATTTTGACTTCGACATATGAATAATCTGGGGATTTTCTATTGGAAGAAACGTTTCTTCATATATTGGGACATAGGATGTAAAGGGGCCTTCATTCGAATAATGAATTGAAACGTATTTCGGAACATCGTCATAGGGAACGCCAAGTATATCGGCAAACATTCGAAAGATTCTAAAGTCAAAAGCGGTTTTCTGCTCATCAGACCAATCTTCGCCCCTAACGACTATATCTATATCATTATCACTCTCACCATGGACAGCAAGCGAACCAACTATATATGCAACGGGCTTTCTCACAGAAAATGGTTTCAATTTCGGGAGAATGTCTTTTAATTTTAGTTTTTTATCGTTCGTACCTCTTCCGGAGGGAGGAATCGGAGCGTATTCAAGCTCTCCCTTCTTAGTTAACATTTTAATTTTCTCTAAATCCATAATCAGCCGAGCAATATTTTCCCCAAGATACCCAACAGGAAAGTGAACATAATTCCAAACAGCCAATAAAGAATGGAAATCTTCATTTTAAGGGCAGAAATGTCTGTCGCAATATCCTTAATAGAAGTATTTCTAATAGAATTTACAGCCGACCATATTTCATCGGTCTTTTTATCGATCTTTTTTTCAAGAATTCTAATCCTCTCCGCAAGCTCATCCTCGTTCTTGTTGATTGATTCCAGAGTAGCAATGACTCTACCATAAAACTCTCGGAAATTCTCTTCGAGAGTCATAACTATTTATTCCAACTCTTTAAGAATCTTAAAATACAAAACTTTGAGCTCTTCTATTGCTTTCCCGACTCCGTTCATGTTCCACATGATAGTTTCTTTGAAAACTTCTTAACAGACATTTCCCTATATGCTTCCCTTCCAAACTTCTCTAACTTCTCCGCCTTGATAGGATAATAATACCCACAATCCGCGTGAAGTATGGAATCCATAGGATAAGGATCATTATATGCTTTCCAAACCCACCAGCGTTTATCGCTACCAGCCTTAAAGCACCGGATTATAAACCGACCGTTGAATAATTCTTGATTTCGTTTTGGCATATCAGATCCTGGATAGAGGAAATATTCATGCAAGTCTGGCCTTTGCACTCCCGCCTTAACTTTACCAATCCATATTGCGCACATATATGCGTCCTTGTAAGGACTCGCACCAACGTCTCCTGCTGGAATAATGTATGATTTATCAAAGAGAACATACTTTTCAATTAGTTTTGCATCTTCAGGACCTATTATTAGCTCCTTATCTTTACTTTTAACTTCCCGAGATGGCTCTTCAGCAGATGGCTTTACTATCGCAAGACCTTTACTTGCATTACCAGTCTTTTTATCTACTCTACCTATTATAGTATCGAAATAATCTGGTATATGGTCTTGAGTTATAACCCATTGGACGAAAGCCTTTTTAAACTTCATACGCAAATCTATGTGAATACTATGGTTTTCGATAAGTTTGGCAAATGAAAGTTTGCCTTCCTGATATTTTTTCGTGTCATCTGGATTTAATCCTCTAATATGCATTTGAGCCCAAGCTATACCTTCATCATAATCAACGTAGAAGATTTTTGGCAATGGCTGCAACTTCATTCTGAGCTGCTCAAAAATGTCCTCGGGAATATGTTTCAATTTCAACCATTCGCAAATATCTTTCTTTGTCACAGCCTTGTCTTTCAATATCCGTTGCCAAGTTTGTGGTAAGCTTTTCGAGTGATAAAGTTCAGTGTATTCAAGGAGGGTAAGCTTTTCGAGCTTGTTATCATCCACAAAATCAACTGTTCCGTCCTGGTATTCAATTAATACCTTCATTGATGGAATCTGATAATCCTAACATATACATCACCCATCTTGGCAATATCTTGTGTAATATGTTGAAGTTCTTCAATTGGTATTCTTTGTGGCTCAAAAGAAGAAAGTTTATCAATGGTCTCAAGAGAGTCGGTGATGTCTTTTTCTGGTATGGGCTCTAATACTCTACCGATATAGAATGAGTATCTTGGATATTCTGGAAATTTAGGGTTCTCAAATTTCAAAACCTCTTCTGCTGCAATTCGAATGATATCACCAATCTTGATTGGCAATACCTCCTTATGATTATCTGTTTTGCCCATTAATGTTACAAACAGTACATTATTATCGTTTAAAAATTTCTTGCAATCCTTTCCAGCGGCTATAACTTTGCCATTCTTGAAGCAATGAACTTTACCATACCAGTCTTTTGTTGTCATACTAAGGTACGCTTCGGCATACTCCCTTGGTGTATCATACCCGAGATAATAATTATAAACGTCCTTGGAACCTTTGACTAATTTTTTGTTAATAACCCGCAAATCAAGCTCATGATAGAATTTCACTTTCATCCAGTAATGATTCTGCGGATATTCGTATGGTCCGTCCAAGCGTTTTAGCATGACCCCTTCAGCACAGAATTTCGGTCTCCCATTCTTTCCACTAGCTATGATATCTGCAGCCTTCATTATGCAATCGATATCGCTGCCGTTGCAAATATATCCATCTGCCTTCTTGTCAAGAGAGGTGGAAATTCGTTCAATCCAAATGTGCTTAGTTGGCTTAAGTCTAGAAAGATATTCAAGTCTTTCAAGAAGTGGTTGATCACGCAAATCGAGGCCATCGTAGAATATAACATCAAAGGCAACAATGATTGCATAACGCTCCAATTCTTCACCAGAAGCCTTAGAGTTTAAAAGAGAATTTGCTACGGTTCTGTGAAGCATCTCTTTTCCATTGGGATGGATGGCAAGAAATTCACCGTCAAGAACCGTATCGTCAGGAAAGTTTTCTTCAATCTCCTTTATTATTGCAGGTATCCGATTCGATACATTCGGATTCTTTTCCTTGACATCCTCGGGGTCAACGTATGCAAAACCTTTCCCATTAACCTTGCCAATTGTCATCCGCAGGCCATCCCATTTACAATCGACAAGAAGTTTTTCTTCATCCCAGCCTATCGCTTTTAATTCATCAGCAAGCTCCTGGAAATAGCCTCTGTAATATGGCTTTGCTTCTGAGTAATAACCAATTTTAAGACTTCTTGCTTTCTTCCTCAAAGAAATCTTCTGCCTTCGTTTCTTATCCCACTCCTTCGCCTCTGCAATATCCTTTGGTGGTTTAGATTTCATGTATTTTTCAGCCTCACGATAGCATTTCCAATATGAAGATTTTTTCGCTTTTTTGGGGTCCTTTCCTGTATACTCACGATAAAGTTTCTCGTTGTACGGCGGAATGATTGGGAAGTGCACAGATCTCAATGCATCTACAAGTTTTGCAAAGTATTTTAGAACATCCTCAAGAGTCCAATCACCCCATTTCTCACCACGCTTGAGGCGAGGATATCCACTATTGCCCAAATACCTCAGATCCGCTATTGCTTCTCTCCACCGTTCATTTATATGCCTAATATCATAATCAACTCCGGTGCTTCTAAATTCTTGTAAATGAAGTTTCTCGAAATATTGTTCCACATCTCGAACGAAGGTTTGGATGCCTTTGGGAAGTGAAAGCTCTATAGGCTCCTCGTACGGTATAAAGGCCTTTATTCGATATGCATACAAGGGGAAATTCCAACCCCATTTCTTCATCTCTTCTTTCGTGACTAGATGTTCATCAGCATATTCCTCGAATTGTGCTTCATTGATTTCTTCAGGCTCATTCAGCTCAATTGTCCCGTATGCATATGTGTCATCACAAAGAATGAATTTCTTTCCAGCCATATCGAATTTCCTACTCTTGAGAATCATTGTTTTTAAGCCTTCGTAGATTAGAGTAGCATGTGGTGAAATGAGATATAGACCTTCAGTTTTAACCTCATCCCCATTAAAGGTCAAACTGGCACCATCAAGGAGAATTCCGCCGTTAAATTTCTTCAATTCTTTTAAAATATCTCTCTTGTGCTTGTCGAATGTGGCTTTTCTAAGATTTGTTAAATACAACCTCTTAGGGGATAACTCCCCGTTAGCATATTCAATTAGTTCTTTAAATGTAGCTTTTGTATCATTTGGCTTCCTTTTTTCATATTCGCCAACTCCAGCAATCAATACAGCATTCTTGAGATATTCGATTTCTTGTTCGCCAAGAAAATTAAATTCTGGAACTATGCCTATGACATGACCTCTATATCGTATTTTCAAGGCGACCGCAGGGACATTAACCTTATGCGGGACGGCCATAAAGATAATTTCAAGCCCATCAAATTTAAGTGGCTTTCTTACAGCCTTCAGATTTTTCCGATGGGAAATGTTAATCTTATTAATAACAGCCCTAGTTGAATAGACAGGAACATCAGGATGTTTTTCTAAGTATGAATCGAGCTTAATATAATGATCCTCATCAGATTGGGTTACTATAATTGCATCAACATCCTCTTTGAGCGATACCGCAGGATCTATCCATATTTTATGCTTCCCAGTATCTAAGAGAAGGGAGAAATGCTTCCCATACTTTTTCGGAAGATTATATGATGCCCAGCCACCTAAAACATTAATTTTCAACGGCATTATATCAATTCAATGTAAGCGTGCCAATGATCGGACACACGTTTTCGATCGACTTTAATACCTACATTCGTATTTTTATATTTCTTTGCATGATATATAGCAAGATTGTAAATGCCACGAGGTAATGTTTCTACATGTTCTGAAGCGACTACAACATCTTTCCCGGTAAGTGGACACTTAACTATAACAAATGAGCATTCGTCCAGGTTTTTGCGTGGTTTGTAAACTATGTTGGAATCGTCATTCAGAAGTTCGCAATATGGGCATCCCTTTACTCGTATTGGGCCATCAATAGAAATATCCGACATAATCTGCAAATTCCTCTCTTATTTTTGCCTTCGGACAAGCAGGATGTAAAACCACTGCGCATCCAATAAATTCAATGTCTGTAGCCACATGAATGCCTTTCTTTGAGTCCCATTTATCTTCAGATATCAGCTCTGGCGAAAGCCAATTAACCATATTGGCATCTATAAGCGAGATGATGTCCCTGCCTGCAGTGGTTGTCGGTAGAATATAAAGGTCGCCTCTTATTCGCTCGCCATCCCAATAAGTATTTTTGACATACCCTATTCTAAGAAGGGGATTTCTTATTTCATGATTCACATTGAGATAGTTTACCTTCCATCTAGTTGCTGCCTTCTTCAACTCCTCTGGAGGAAAATACGTCTTGAGATTCGATGCCGCATCTGTCCATACACCTGGAGCAAGAATTACGGCATCATTATATATTCGCCAATCAGCAGATTTTGCAAGATATTTTGGACCAGTTTCAAATTTAATCAGCGGAAGGTGCAACGTCTTCGTCGTCATCTTCACTCTTTTTTATTAAAGGTGGGTTTATCAACATATCGCCTTCCTCAATTGGGGGGAAGCCGAACATGGCTCTTATTTCATTAATTGTAAACGGCATAGCCTCACGTCTGGAATAACCACGAAGAAGATTGCCGAGCCATTTGGCCTTCGTTGCTTCATCTTCCTCTGTAACACTTCTAAATCTCATAGAAACAGTATTTGGTTCGAAACCATTTTTCTCGAGTATTTCATTAAAAAGCTCTTGCTCTATAATTTCGGAGATTCTCATTTGGAATGATTTAATCATTCTCTCAAACATGACCGCTTTAATTCTGGCAGTTGCCTCTGTCGAACCCCGACCAAGACCTAATGCTTCTTCAGGACAGAGTAGACCAATAACCAACTGAGTCTGGAAATAGTTATAATATTCTTCTACACCTGGGATACCGCGTTCGTCTATCGTATCTATCTCTATTACATCTGGATGGACAACCTCATTTTCCTCGTGCAGATTTGATAGCTTCTCTGATATCTGTTCAAGCACACTTTCCGGTGGTACTTGACCTCCTTCTGGTGTCTTTACGGTTATATCGTATTTGGGCGTTCCGTGTCTAATCATCGCCATCGTAAGGGCTTCATCGGTTCTAATCTTCCTTTCTATTGTATCAACAGAAGCGGCTAGAAGAGATATACCATATGGAGATGATGGTCTTGGGAAAAGACGAAGATGAATTATTTTAGAAGGTTCTATCAATGGGCCCTTCTTTGTAGAAATTACTTGCTGATAGCTTTCTATGTCTCCATATTCGTTGAAATTTATCTGCATCGTTCTGGGATCAACATTTTTCAATCTTGATATATCGCCCTTTCGATTATAAATTTTCTCTATGAAAGCATCTCCGAAGACTAGTGCATATATCATGGCATCAAGGAGATGAGCCTGAAGTCTCAATCTTTTGGCATAGTCTCTGATAAGCGCAGCTGCCTTATCATCGGAAGAGTGAATGGTAAAGCCAACCATAATTGTGTTCCACGCTATGGCGTTAACCGCAGCGAATACTGTACTTTCTCCTTCATAAAACTGCCAGTATTTATTGAGTGTGGAAAGACTCCTACCGCGAGAGGAAAATAGAGGGCTTCTCCTCCCTGATGTATAAACTAGAGTTTTGGGGCTACCATCATCTCGCTCAAATACAGAAATTCTTTTACCGGAGAAAGGATTGCGGAATAGAGCCATATATTTATTCGCCCTTTTCAACCAACTCGATTTCTATTGTCGATACGTACCTCTCGTCAAATTGCTCAGAGCCTATCTCTACTTTTGTTTCTGGATTCTTCATATGTCTTTTCAGGATCTCTGCAACGTCTATTGCTGTCTTTACATGTCTTCCTCTTCCAACAATCTTAACAGACTTGTTTTTGCTTATCGATATCAGACCAGCTGTTACATAGCTGGCTAGTGGCTTTCCGCCTATAAATATTTGGTCCATTCAACACCCCCCTTTTCTTTGGGAAACATGACTACATGAGCTTGACATTCCAAAGCTTAGATGTTTTAGTAGTATTCACCACCCATTTCCAATCTACAGGCTTCCCAGATGATGCCGCTTGTATTGCAAATGTCAACGCATCAATACAATCATCGTGTGCAGATCTCGGATATGCATATAACTCATCAATGAGATGTCCTAATTCAGGATTGAGATAGATTCTATTTGTTTCAAACAATATCGATAAGCGATCAACGCGCGTATCTCTGTCATTCACATGTGATGATTTTATTGGAACTATAGGCATAGTTGAAATTTCTTGCAGCTGGTCTGTTATTATCTTCTGTTGAGCTGTCGCCTCTAGTCCGATTTTTACTGGGTTCCATCGAGCATCCATTTCTTTGATGAGCTCGAATTGTCTGAATAAAGAGGCTTTTGTCCTCAAACAATCGAGGACATAAATATCGGAATACTCATCGATTCCGATAACACAAATGACAAAATAATCAGTTTCTTTGCCAGGTGAAGCGAAGTCAACCCCAATATATCGCTTAAGATTCCCAGGGATTACATCCAATTTTCTCCAACGTTCTATTGCGGCATCAATCCAATCCGGCTTAATTTTTGAACCCTCAAATTTGCGAATTTCGTTCTGATACTGCATTGCAAATTTTGTCTCACCAATGTGTTCACGAATGAATTTAAGGGTTTTAATTCCTTCGGGTAAACCCAATTTCTTAGCTTGCTCATCATCATAAGGATATCGTTCCGGCCAAAGAACTACAGGCTCTTGGTCCTCAGTACGTTCCTTAATGATGGCTTTGTAAACCTTTACAACATATCCGGGTTTTTTGGCAAGATAATTATAGAGATCATCTTCATGCCACCTAGTTCCAATCACTATTATCTGACCAGTTGGAACGAGCATCTCCATAAGCGTTGAATTGTACCATGATTCCAATGCTTCCCTTCTATATCGAGTCTTGGAATTGTTTTCATCCACAACATCGTCAAGGATAATTAAATCATAGTGAGCTGAAATCATAGATGAACCAACACCAAGAACCTGAAGTGTTGGTGTCTGAAAGGCCATTCCAGTTTTTCCTCTCCGCTTGACCCTCAATTCCGTCTTCGACCATTCCCCATCGCCTTTTTGTTCACCGAAATACTCAATGAGCTTCTCATTATGTTCAAGATGATATTGAATGAAAAACATCATGTCACTAGCTTTCGATTGATTTACTGTACAAATAAGAATCCTGACATCTGGGTCCCTAACAATTCTCCAAATGATATATGTTCCTACTATAACGGTTTTCCCATGGTCTCTTGGAGCAAGCAATATGAGATATTTGTGGCGTTCAAACGCCCGTAACCATTCAGCATGAAATTTTTTAACAGTAATGCCAATTATATCGCGAGCGAACGCAACTGGGTCGTTTGCATATCTTAAGACTTTCCTGAAATATTCATCCATATAAATCTAAAAAATTAACAGGAGGACAGTAAAACATGAAAGTTAGCCGCCTGAGACGGCATTACTACTTACCCAAGAATGGGGCAAGCAGGCCTACCAAAAAGCCGACTGGGCCCCACTCTGCAGCCGTCAGCGGCACAAAGGTGAGGTCACCTATTATGGTTCCCAGGAAAGCTCCTAGTATACCGCCTATTACCGGTATTGCGATCGTCTTGAAGAATTTTTCTCCGTCTACCATATGTCACCTCTTTTAATCTCTTTGAACATCGGACATACTAATATTATCGGATTCACTCTGATTCTATTTCGATGAAATCAATATCCTCTTTGTGTTTCAGGTAGTTCAAAACAAATCTTGCAAAACCTACAGCTGCTGCTATGAAAAACGCATATTGCGGATATTCTTTGCTTAGCACAGAGTGATTTGCAACGAAGTATGATAATGCTGCGACGATAATTGTTGTAAAGAATCCATATAACCACTTCTCCACAGATTTCGAAAGTTTATATGCGGGTACCGGAACCTGAACAAGTTTTTTGTTCTTCATTCGACCTCCTCCACAAGTTTTGCAACTTTCTTTCTACAATGAGGACATAAATGTTTTGAAAAGTCAAGTAGGATATTTCGAATATTTACTACTCTCATTTCCTGAACTTGCATTATCGGTCTAAACCTGTTTTCCTGATAGTTCATAATTGCAACCATATTTTTTCGTATCTGTTCAATGTTTTCTCTTTGTTCCTTAAGAAGCCTCAATAGCGTATGAATATCTTTATTTTCGAGAGCTTCTTCTATCAATGGTTCTGTTAATTTTTGCAGATGTTCAATTTGCAATACAAGATCCTGCATCTTTGCACGAAACTCCTTGTAAAGTTTAGAGGTGACATCTTCGCCTTTATCTATAGCATCTTCTACTTTCTCACGCTCTTTAGATTCCAAGAAACGTTTAATTGACATCACTGAAAGGTTTTGAAGCTCAGGTATGTCAGGATGAGTCACTTTGATATAGTCAACTATCTCACGATAGGACAGCGGAGGATTTCTATTTCGCAGGGCAAGAACTTCCTCTTCTAAACCGTATTTGACTATTTTGTTTACGTTAGCCATCTTTACTCACCAATTATCGGACCCACATCGGTTCAGCATGTAGTGCACCATCCGGTACACAAATAACCGATGTGGACTTACCCGATCAGAAAAGGTGGTCTCATACCCACCCTCTACCCGCCGGCTCTTCCGGCGCTCCTTTCTTAAACGTCTTTCTCCATTAATTATATATACGTTTCGTGATTTCAGGGAAAAGGATGATTTTCTCCTTATAGATAGGAAAAAGTTTATATACTTATACGACTTCTCCTTTATATACCTTTAGGCAGGGAAGAGGGCGATTTCGTTACAGAAGGAGGTATGAGGAGGTAGGGAGGAGCGAATTTGAATTCCGTTATCGCGCTGTGGAGGGACTAAGCACGAAAATTTGATAATTGAATTTAATCTCAATTTATGCTAATTATATGGAGAAAGGGTTACCTTCGGTTTACCGTCGGTTACTCCATATAGACTGCATGGAACAAATTTATCTTGGGAGAATTATAATTTTGAATTTTATGGAAAGCCGAGATCTTAACTATTCAATTTTGAAAGTTTATTTTTCAATATTAGACGTTTACAGACATCTCGATTATCGAAGCTTAATTTTTTAAGCCGATGCCTTAACTTTTTAAGCTGTCAAGTGAGATGATTCATATAGTTAAGCCAGAACTTTTACCGAGTTAAGCCAGAAGGTTGCAAAAGCTTTATAAACCCACAATATATTCTCTCAATCATGAGTAAGACAACCCAAACCCAAAAGGTAGGAGCTAGCAACGACACCGACACACCGATAGCAACCATAGAGCTATCTGGAAATATATCAAAAATAGAAAGATTTAGAGGGTATCTGAAAATCTACCCCCTAAACGGTGGGTGGATTTTTAGGATACCCCCAAGTAAGACACTTGTTAAACCCTTTGATAAAAACCAAGCTAAAATACTTGGAAAGATATACAAGGAGATAGAAAAGGAGAAATTGGGCAAAGTGCTTAAGGAAAATTGGGAGATACTAAAGAAGTATGGAATACAAAAAGAAGCAACGATTATAAACCAATTCAAAGGAAAAAGAAAGTTAGAGAACATGACCAAAAAAGAACTTCTTTCAATACTAAAAGAATTGGTTAAAGAGGAAGAGTGATATCTTCCTCTTTTTATTTTATTTGGGTGATAATATGGATACAAGGATGAGAATCTTCAAACTAATAACCTTTCTCGATAGCATGACACGAGATGAGATTAAGAAGGAATTAGAGCTTATCTTAAGAGATTTGTAATTTTTTTTTATTTGGCGATTTTTATCGCTCTCCTTTTATAGAATTTTCTCGATGAATAGGTAACTCTCGGTTTACCGAAGGTAACCCTTTCTCTAATTCTCATGAATTCACTTCCTCGCCCAATTCCAATTCTCAATTAATTATATACGCAAAATGGCGAATTCAGATTCATATTTGGAATTCAGAATTCTATGGCGTATTCAAATCGGCTTGGCAAATTCGTAATTGGGGGGGTTGGGATACCCTCGAAATTTCAATTTAAAGGCGTCTATCGTCGCCGTAGAGCGATTTTTTTTAATTCCGAATGGTAGAGTATTAGTGAGAATCAAACTCGTCTCTACGTCCACGTATGAGCCTAATACGGGCATTTCTGGATTTTCAATTGGTGCATCCCGAGAATTGCCTAATTGGAATTGTGAGAGGCGAAAAGTATATAAACCTCTATGCTTATGCCATCTTGGTGATAGGGAATGGAATTGGAAATTAAGTCGGAAGGTGCGAGGCAAACGACAGAGCAGAGAATAAACCAATTAGAAATTACCTATGCCAGAATAAAGGAAATTGTGGAAGCCGAGCAGGAAGAAATTATAAGAGAATTCTTTGAGACAGCCGATGGAATGATAATAATAGGAATTGACCCGAAATTAAATAGAGCAATCGTGGAAATTGCAAAAGACGGAAAGGAATTTCTAGGAATTCTGTATCTCGATGAGGAAACCAATTATATTGAGGAAGTCGAAATTCAGGAATTGTGCAGGAAGGTGGAATAAATGATAGAAAAATTGCGAGAATATTTGAAATCAGCAGGTGGGTGGAAATTATACGAATTCGAGAAATCAAAGAAAATTCCCGATGCCTACAAATTCCTCTGTTATAGAATTAGGCATCTCGAAACAACATTCATGGCTGGATTAGTAAATTTCAGGAATGGAGAGCCAAATATATTCTTATTCATGCACCTTGAGGATACAAATTTCTTTGAATTGTGAGGTGAGAGAGAAATGATAATGGATGAAAAGGAATGGAAAGAATTTAAAAAGTGGTTAGAGCAGGAAAAGAATAAAAAATAATTCAGGGTAACGGGATTGAATATATGAATGACTTAATCAAATTCCAAAACCAAGAACCCAACAATTCCTTTAATTCCCTTCTCTAAACCTCTCTCCCTTCTTTTTTAATCTTTTTAATTCTTCCTCTCCTTTCCTACCTTCTCTATAAACCTTAAATCTATTCCATAATCCTTGATTTCTTTGAATTCTAGAATTCTATATATGTTTAAATGGGCGATTTAGATTCGTAATTGGCTTGGGTTCTATAACGATATAACGTTTTGTTCACATAGGAATTCGTTTTATTCTAATTCGACATGGCGAAAAGTATATAAAGCATGAGCAACACATATCCTACCATGAGCGGAAAGAAAATATTTGAATTGGATGAAGGCAAGTGGAATTCCGAATATGGCAAAATACTCCAACGACACCCAATTCTAATGAAAATCTATAGGAAAATTGGCACAGACACACCAAACCTAATTGAAGAATTGTTCGAAAGAGGTATAAAGGCAATCTATATAATTAAAACCCGCATGAAACGGAAACCGAAATCAAAAGAATTGACTCCAGAGGAAATTGAAAGAATCGCAGATGAGATTATCGAGGAATTAAAACCCGAATTGGAAAAGAGGCGATGGGATTTAACGAAATTCTTTGTAGCTGGATGCCTCGAAAACGAATTAAAACAATTGAAAGGCATATATCTGGCAATTAGGAGCAATCATAGATTAGCAACATGCCAAGCCCAACCCTGCATAATTAGCATGCCAATTAAAAGAGATGGGAAATTAGTAATGGAAGAAAATTTATTAATCCTATAGGTGAGAGCATGGGAAGGAGGAAGAAGGAGGAAATTAAAGACGAATTGGATGAGGCAGGTGTCTATCACAGAATTTGGTATGAATCTATGAAAACCTCAAGAGGAAGCATAATTTCCTAATTGGAGGTGGAAGGAGGATGTATTTAGAGAGAATTAAAGTATGGAAGCCAGAGGAATTTCAATCCCCATGTAATTTCGAGTGCTTGAAGACAGGATTTTGTGTAATTTCAGGAAAGGAAGAGGTGTGCGACATAATAAATTCATTAAATTCGGCACAGCATATTAGAACAATTAAAATTGCCTATACTCAAAAAACCCCAATTGAAAAGGTTGGCGGAATTACAAATATTTCCTATGTGGATAACGACAGACGGGAGAAAAGGCATTTCGGTGCAATTGAAGAATATACCCATGTAAATGAAATTAGAACAGGTGGCGGTGTAGAGAGGCATGTAATTGTTCCAATTAAATACAAAGGTAAATCTATGATTAATCGCTGGTTCGCTTCCAGAGTGGTTAAAGAATTCTTAAATGCTCAAGGAATTACCTATCAGAAGGGTAAAGAATTCTGGAGAAGGAAAAACGGAATGCTCCTAATTAAAGGAAGAACAATTGTGGCTATGTTGCGATGGATAAAAGCGGAAGAAGAAGCTGGCAATCCTAAATTACTTGATTACTTTGGATTTCCGAAATACCCAATTGAATACCTCGAGGAATTAATAAAGGAATTGACCTCTGGAAGATATGCCTTAAATATGGATATTCCTCTCGTGGAGAGATTTAGAATTAGGCTTCCCGATGGTTCTATGGTGAAGCTTCCATTCAAAGTAATGGATAAAACAGAAATCGACAGAAAGAAATTCTATGAATTCCTAAATAATCAAGTGAAACTTGAAGGATATTAATTCCTCCTTTCCCCTCTATTTTTTGATTTTTAATTTTAAATTCGGCTTTTTGCCCGACATTTTTGGGTGTCCAACAGGAGAAAACCCACCAAAAGGTTTTTAAAGGTTTCGGTTGTGGTTGCGTTTTGGTTGAGGAGGGGCAAAACAAAAATTTATTGCCTTTCCTCACGATTTAAATTATTGAATTAAATCCCTTCGATGAAATCCCAAGTCAATTTTTTGATTTGGGATTGAGATAAAATACGATGGGGAATCTTTTAGAGGATTTCTAATTCCCCTGCTGGGTTTGGGGTTGCCCAGCATAGAACACGAAATCCTCTCTATTCCCTATTGCCTAATTGGTGGTAGGGAATAGTATCAGTAAACAATATACATAAATTCAAAAGGCAATCGTAATTAGTAATTCAAATGAACCCGATAGCTTTAGGGAGAGGTTTCTCCTCTCCCATTTTTTATTTTTTTAGGATTAAAATTCAATCAGGGAATGGAATTGGGTTCGAATCCCACCATTCCTTATCTGCTCCACCTGAAGAGTGGGGCAGAAGGAGGTGTATGTATGGGAAATGGAAAATTGGGAGAAATAGTAATAGAGGGCGGAAGAATGTTCGTGGTAACAGAGATGGGGAAATTGCCAATAAGCGTCGGTAGGAAGACAATATATTTCGATGAAAAGGTGCTGAAGGAATTTAAGACAGGCGACAACACAATTATAGAATTGGTGAAATCGAAATCAATATCACCGAATGGCAGGAGAACAGTTTACACATTAAGAAAAATTATCGAGCACCCCGAGAGAGGAAGAATAGTAAAATCTGCAATTGGTTTGACAGAGCAGATAGCAAAGCAATTATTTAAGCTATAATCCCACCGCTCTTATTTTTTTTAATTTAGGAAAAAGTTAAAACGGGCATAAAATTCGTAATTGGATTTTGTGATAAGATGGTAGATACAATAGAAGAAGAATTTTGTCTGTTAAAGAAGGAAATTAGCCCTAAAATCTGTGAGATGAATCCGAGTCTGGAATCCAGAATCCCAAAAATCACAAAGGTTTGTCTGTTCTGCCCTGCTTGTTATTTCTCGGATAAGACAAAGCTAAAAGAAGTAATTAAATTCCTAAAAGAAGCAAAACGGCAATTAAAGAAAGAATAGAATTAACTTCTCTGAATACATGATGAGATGATAGAAGGCGAGCCCATAATTGGAATTTGGTATTGTAGGCGGTGTGGCAAAGAATACTTTCCAAATCAATTAAAAGATAGAGTTTGCCCAGAATGTGGTGAAGAATTAGTCTATGATGAGGCAACTTAATTAGTTAAATGGTGAAAAAATGCTGGATTTAGCCACATATCTAGTTTATGGATTTGGGATGCTTATTTGCGATATTACCGTGATGATTCTTCAGGTTTCCTTCTCTGGTTTGGAATTATCTCGCATTATTCATGGTAAAGAAAAAATCAAATTATTCCATGTGATATTATTCACCCTGACGGTCATGACCTTAATTCCACTTTCCTATTTCCTATTGATTAAATTTCCAATTGTCTATATCATCGGTTCATTCCTTTATCTCATCTTTAGTATGATTGCGTATAGGGAAGACAAAATCTGGGCTTGGCTTTTATTTTCAATAGGATTTATACGCCTCTTGGCTTCTACATTCGTAATTCCATAGGAAAAGAGGGGAAAGATGGATGATGAATTCATTTCTCTCGGTGAGGTTGAACTTTTAATCAAGCCAAGTAATGGTAGAATTTATGTAAGAAAAACCCGCTTCTCTCATTATATCACTAAAAGCCTTGCAAGATTCGTTTATGAACGCCTCTTTTCAAAACTTCCAGAGAATTACGAAGTTCACCATAGGGATTTGAATCCATTTAATAATAACGTTGGTAATCTTATTCCTCTTGAAAGAAAAGACCATAAGAAAATTCATACCGAAGTTTCGTTAAAACGCCTTCATAATTACCTGTTAAGCGAAATGAGATTTTTTGGCGATTGATGGAGAAAGGGAAATAGTCAAAAGTAGTGATGATAATGGTAAGAATTGGGAAGATTTTGGCAAAAACAAATGATTGGAAGTCTTATTACAGGTTTAAAAAGCCAAAACGGATAATTGAATGTGAAGATGATGAGGAATTTAGAAGGAAAATTCAAGAAGAGAATGTTATAGCGTTGGCAATTTCTAACTTAAATATTCATTTGATTGCGATATGCAAGGATGGGAAAGAGCTTATCTATGTGATTAGGGGGAAATAGGGGAATAAATACATCTGGATAGCAATAGAAATCGAGATGGAGAGAAAAGCAGGTTCAACTACCCTCAAAATTTCGCTTTAAACGTGTCTAAAACGCCCCAGAATCGATTTTTTTCGCTTCCGAATGGTAATATACTTGTGAAGAAAAAACTCGTCCCAGAATTGATTTCTGTGCGTTTTAAAGGCATGTATTGGGTGGAATCTTGATTTTAGAAATCGATTGGGGAATCTTAAGCTTGAAAGAGATGTGCCAGATTCTTGAAGAAAAGAATGGGTATATAGATGGAGATAGGAAAAAGGTGATTGTGGAAGTATGAATTCAGACGACAATTCATTAGAAAAAATTATGGATTATGCATTATGCACATTCGGAGCTATAGTTTGGCTGATAGGTGTGTTTACCAATAATATTTCTGAAATGCTTGTTGGTATTGGTTTGATGGTTCTAACTAGACCACATTAAGTAGAGATATTGGTGGTGAAATATGCTCCCAAAAGTAAATTATGTATATGATTGGAAAGAGATAAAAGAAGAAGACTACCTTGAAGATTTTGCTTCTGATTAATAAGAAGGAGATATGACCATGAATAAAAGGAAAAAAGTTTTGGTGTTTCTGTTTGGTTTGGTATTGATAATCGGGTGGAGAGGTATAGTTTCACTGAAATTGGAAGAAAAACCCAAATTAGATTTAAAGGAACGAATATACCTCACGGAACTAATGGATGTTCTTGAAGACGGTTTTCCGCAGGCGATGATAGTCATAATAGATAATTGGTATTATCTGGTGAATAAAGACGATATAAATGCTTTGATGGAATACGACAAGACAAATGAACATAAATATGTTAAAGAGGTATATGATTGCGATGATTTTGCATTTGACTTCTGGAGAAATGTTACTCGGCATTATCATATAGCTTTGGGAGTAGCATTTGTAAAAACATTAGACGGAAGAAGCCATGCAGTTAATTTTTATATTGGAGAAGACTATAAAATCCATTTTATAGAACCACAACTAGATATCCATATCTCTGGAGGTTCTGCATATTTTGTATTGATTTAATCATAAGAAAGAGGTGCAAATATGAGATTAAAGAGATGGGATGGAATTGGCTTTACCATAGAATCAGACAGAACCGTGCCTAAAAACCTTGAGGAGTTTGTGGCAACTTTTGGATGCAGAGAGGTTCTAATACAACAAAGTGCTATACGATTTATAAGAAGAAGATTGAAACAGAATAGACTTAATGGTTACGGTCATTTAATAATTACGAGGCAGTGTTCTTGGTCTATTAGTTTACCAGACCGTTTGAAGAATAAAAACGATTTTGAAATCGCAATTATATCTTTACCAATAGCTTATATAGCTTCTGCTATTGGAGAAACTGATATTGATTTCTCCATATTCGATTACGGTGCTAAAATTAAAATTCCATGGAGAGTTTTGGCTAGACATTCAGCTGTAATATCAATAGTTGCTGGCTTACTGCGATTGGCTCTTATAATCTCATGCCATCCAGATAATAGAAAAGCATTTAGGGAAGTGTTTAAGTTTATTGATGGGAATGATGTAAGAGATGCATTCACCGAGAAGGATATCGAAACATTACGCTTTATATTCACACATATTATGCGGAGACTGAAGGAAAGTATCGACCCCGAATTTATGGATTTTCTCTCTGATAGAGTATATAACTCTCAACCAGATAAGGACTTGCATTATCTAAAGGTCTTTGATTTTGTTTATAACACCGCTGAAAAAGGTAACCTCTTTAAGATTTTGAAACAGGATGATTGGCAACACATTCTGTTTAGAGGAATCGTCGCATTCATGCGAGATAATTACGATTATGTTCGTAAATTTATTCCCGAATATAAAGAGGTTGAAGAATGATTACTATTGCAAGGAGGCAGAAATGGAGTAAGCATTTGTCAAGACTCTTCGATTTAATGAATACAGATGTAAAAATTTATGAAGCTAGAGATGTGCCGAAAAAATTAGATGGAATTCTATTTAGGTATGGCGTATATGTTTCATCGAATGCAGATGCCTACATTAATTCAAATAGAGCCATTTCGATAGATAAGGCGACTGCAAGAAGGATTTTGCAACAAAGAAGGATTTCAATTCCCATAACAGTTTATTCGCTAAAGGAAGCAAAAGCTCTGCTGAAATTGGGAAAAACACTTATAGGGAGACCAAAAAATCATTTTGGAGGGAAACACTTCTATGTTATACGCACCATACGAGATTTATTGCGGTATAACTCAAAATGTGATTATTATTCCGTATTCATTCCAAAAGATAAAGAATATCGAGTCTTTGTGCTACTTCGTTATGTGATTGGTGTGGCAGAAAAAGAAAGAGGAGAAGATATGATAAGATGGAATCATAGGCATGGTGCAGTGTTTAAGAATGTGCGATTTTCTGCTTGGGATAGAAGATTAGTGCTTCTTGCATTAGAAACCGCAGATGCTTTGGGATTAGATTTTACAGCGATTGATATAATGAAATGGAATAACAGGTATTATGTTTTAGAAGCCAATAAAGCCCCAGCTATGGATTCGGATTATAGGCTTAAAGTCTTTGCCCGCTGTTTGGATTTCATTAATGAATATTGGGATGCTTATGCTTCTCTTCCGATGGGCGAACCAATTAAACGTTTGCCTAGATGGAGAGATGTTATTTTTCCAGCTTTGACGCTCCATCCTTGAATAAAAGGATGGTTTGGGTGGGAATATGGGAAAACTGATAGATAAAATAATAGAGGAATTCAACAACAAGGAATATAAAAAGAGAAGTGCCGAAGGAATAGCAGAAGCATTAGAAGAGGATGTGGATATAGTTAGGTATATTCTTGAGAACAGCGATATGTTTGAAAAGGTCGAAGGAAAGAAAAAGACTTATTATATCTTGAAGGAGAAAGCACCAGAAGATGAGATAGTTAATCTCAAGATAAAGAAGAAGAAGGGAATCTCTTTATCTTCTGCTATAGAATATTTAACAGAACAGGGATATGAAGTAATAGAAACTGAGACTCTAGAAGAGGAAGGGGAGAACTAACTCTCCTTCCTCTTTTTCTCTTTTAATTGGTGATGTTATGAACGGAATATTACCAAATCCGCTTTTGGGAGCAGACCCAGAATTTTTCATATTGGCAAATGATGAACCTATAAGTGCGGATAAGTTTTTCGGTAAAAAGAGGCGAAACGTATCGCATCAAATCTTTTTCGATGGTTTTCAAGCGGAAATAAATTTACCGCCGAATACATGCAGGGAGCTTTTCACGGCAGATTTGGGCGGTATAATTCGGGAAGCATCTTCTAAAATTGAACATAAGGGGCGAAAATTAGGAATTAAAGATTTCAAAATATTTCCAGTAGCCACAATAAGAATAAAGCCAGAACACCTCATAGATGTCGATGAAGAATGTTTACGGTTCGGATGTTCTCCAGATGCTATATTATATTCATCGGAGGAACGCTCCTATCCAGACGGAAGGAAACATTTCTATCGATATGCAGGCGGGCATATTCATGTAGGTCTGAAAGATAGGATAGTGTTCCTCGAGATTCTGAAAGATAATAAACTAGAGTTTTTAAGGAATTCCATTAAGCTTATGGATAGACTTGGTGGTCTATTATCAGTCGTCTTGTCTCCATACGAAGATGAACGACAACGGAGAAAATATTATGGGCAAGCTGGATGCTATAGATTGAATAATCATGGCATCGAATATAGAACACCATCATCTTTCTGGATTATTGCTCCCCCTTTAGTGTCTGTTATGACGGCTTCAGTTAGAAATGCTGTTAAACTTGCATTATCAAAGATAGGAGATGAAATTCTTTCTGAACCAACAGATGAGGAGATTGTAAAGATAATAAACAATTGCGATAGAAAATCTGCTTTTGATTATCTTTCTATTTATAGGAGAATTCTAATTAAACATATACCGAAGAGACTCAAGAACTATTTCCCTCTTTGTAGGAAGAGCATCTTTTATATTATCAAACGCATTTATGAAAGGGGAGGCTATAGATATTTCTTTAACCCAGCACATATAACTAATTATTACAAGACCCGCATACTTGGGAATGGCATTCATCAGTTTAGCCAGTTGATGATTAAATATGATGATAAAGAGATTCAATATATGTTGGACGGAGGCGAAGACAAATGGATTTATACTATATAACTAACGAGGGAGAATTCAAGCAAGCAAAAGTGGTTAAGAAAGGCGATAAGATGATTTTAGAGAAAGACAATGGTCGGATTATGGTCTCTCATAATGACCCGATATTTTTAATGCGATGTTGGTTTTCTCCCAGTATTCCAGAGGCTGTAGCTATATCCCAGCGAAAGGATATTTTAATGGAAATGGTCATCCATAGAATGTTTTTTGGCGAAATGAAGAGGTTAAAGAAAGACGCTCTTGATGAACTAAAACAGTTTATTAGAAAGCAAATTCTGGAGTGATATAATGGTTGAAGTCGGTGATATAGTTTCCCTCAAACATAGGAAAGAGATTCATGGCGTTGTAGAGGAGATTTATTCAGACGGTGGTGCAAGAAAGGCTAAAGTAAGAGTTCCTATGCAACCATTTACGAATGCCAAAGAAAATTATCCTTATTTTGTGCTTACGGTTCTTGAAAATTTACTAGAAAAAGTTCCAAAACCAAAATTATATCGGTGAGAGGATGTATAAATTCAGATTTACAAATGAAAGCGGTAAAGAATCAAGTGTTTATGTTTTAGGAGTTGATTCTTTGCGAGAAGCTTGGAGAGTTATAAAGTCTTCTAGGAGATATGGAAAGTATAAAGGCATTCAATATGAAAGGAAGGTGTAAACATGTGTGGAATTTGTGGAGTAATACGATTAGACAAAACCGAATTTCCAAAATGTATGAAGATTAGGGCGATAAAACTGCTTGAAGAGATTGAATCTCGTGGAAGAAGTGCATTCGGATTCTATGTTCTCAATCCAGAATATAATTATTATGTAACCGAAAAACGAAAGGATATAAAGGGGCATTTGTTTAAAATAAAAGGCTCGGTAACTTCGTTTTTCAAAGATTTACAAGGCGAAATTTCTCTTGATGGTGTCTCCATCTTTCTTGGTCATACTCGTGCACCAACATCTGGCTCAACAGATAATAATGAGAATAACCATCCATTTATGACAAAGGATTTCATTCTGGCACATAATGGCACAATATCAAATGATAAGGAACTCAAAGAAATGTTTAAGCTAGATTATGAATCAGAATGTGATTCCGCAGTTATTATTCATCTGATTCAGCATTTCTATGATAAATATAAAGATGTTGTGAAAGCTATTCAGGAAACAACAAAGCTGTTATCGGGCTCTTATGCCTGCTGGCTATATCATAAGAAATCTGAAACAGTTTATCTCTTCCGCCATAGCAATCCAATATGCTATTATATAGATAAACGAAACAGATGTTTATTATTTGCTTCGGAACAGAGGCATATTGATAACGTGTATGATAAAAAATTGAGATATTCCGATATTCCAGACATTAAGGAAAACACAATCTATATGATAGATGAGGAAGGCATAAAAGAAGTAGGCGAATTTGAAACAAGCTATAGTGTAAATGTAACCACTTATAGAGGTCTTCCAAATTCATATAGTTCTTACAGTAGTTCAGATACTCTAGATGGAATAGACACTAAAGATGAAGATTTAGAGCAATTGAAAAGTATATTGGATGATTGGAAAAAGTATCGCCCAGATGATATCATTGAGGCTATGATTTGGGAAGATGGAATAATTGAGTTGATAATTTCTTCACCAATACTTTATAATCGTATTGCAGAACATGAACAGCTTGCACAAGAATGCGTATATTTCGAACCAAATACCGCAGAGGTTCTTCTGGAAATCAGAATGTCTGAATTAAAGAGTATTCTTCCATCCCTTCGTTATGTATTTAGGAGAGATTCAAGAGATGTGCTAAAGGAGAATATCGAAAACTTTACTCGTTTCCTCGAAGGCACAGCCATATATTTCATAAGAAGTGGAAGAGGTGGTTCTTCAGAGTATGTTAGATTAATCTTTGGGCAAAAACCATTTATAAAACGCTTATTTGAGAAATATGGATTAAGCTTACGAAAAGATTGGAGTATTGAAATAGAGTTATCAGATTCTTCGGATGCTCTCTATAAATTAATACAGATAATGACTGCATTAAAATTGAGGGTTGAAAATGCGTGAAATAAATTTTTCAGATTGGTTTGAGCGGAAAGGGAGAAAAACAACTATCGGGGTGGAGCTTGAATTAACTCTTTTTGATTTGCAATCTAAACACCTTGTGGATAGCAACGAGAAGGTAATGGCAATCCTTGAAGAATATCTCCCGAGACAAGTCTGGAAAGACTATTATCCATATCAACTTGAGATAAGGAGCAGACCGTTTGATAATCCTGAAGATGCGATAGAAGAAGTAAAGCAACTTTATAAACAGGCTAGGTCTGTTTTCATTAAGCAAGGCATAGCTGTAATTCCTGCCACTTCTATATTGAGAGATGGGCAAGTGTTCTGCGGATTGCATATTCATGTTTCATATCCAAAAGCAACGGAACAAGAATATTGGAGAAGAGCTATGGGCATTTACCCATTTGCATTATCAATAGCAGACCATACAAAGAATTTTGAAATAGACTTGATTCATGGGTCAAAAAGGTTACTGGATTCTCGCCATATAGGCAAGCCTTATCTGGAATTTCAGAATTTTATAAGAGGCGGAAATAAATATGCCGACATAGCTTATAGAAGACCACAGGCAGAAGATACACGAGAACGATTAAAAAGACCAGCGACTATAGAAATAAGGATATTTGATACACCATCTTTGTTTTCTCACTTCAGATTCATAGTTGAGGCAACCTATAATGTGGCATCTCACATTAAGGATGATAACCCATTTGTAAGATTGATAGAAACAGATAAGAAGAAGGCTTATGATGCTGTAAATCTCACAAGATTATTGGTTGAGCACCAGCGATATGGTGTTAACAAAATTCTCAATGCGAGATTAAATTCGGATATTTGCGAAATGATTGCAGAATATTTCGGTATCAACTTCCCGAAAGAAACTCAATTTGAATATAGAGAAAGATTGGGCTTATCTTCAAACATAAATGGATTTCTTGCATTAGCATTAAAAGGTGGATGGGATTAAAATGTGCGGAATAGTTGCGGTATTGGAATCAAATGCTGGAGTGCAGGGAGAGACTTTATTTGAAATTGCATTATCTAATAAGCATAGGGGAGATGATGGAGTAGGATTCGTGTATTTCGATGAAAAGATGAATAGAACTCTAATTCGGCGTCTTCCATTTAAACTCGAAGAATTAGCAAAGAAAGAGCTTCTCAAAGAGCGAGCTATTTCAAGAATAAAAGTTGGTGCGGTCTCTTATTTAGGTTTTGATGAACGCCTTTATAAGGAGAAGAACGAAACATTCAAACGATTTGTAAAGCCAATAATGGAGAGGAAATATCATTTTGCAATTCTTCATCATAGAGGAGCATCCGTTGGAAGCGTGGATATAAGAAACATTCATCCAATAATACTAAACAAACGACTCTATTTTCATAATGGCACAGTAGAAGATATAGCTCCGCTTCGGCTGTTTATGTCTGAATACTTTGGTGTAAAGTTTAAGTCTGAAACGGATACAGAAGTTCTTGCAAATGCACTTATGTTACTTGAAAAGAAAAAGGATTCATTAAAACGCTTCCTGACTCTAGATTTTGGTGTTATATTAGAAGTATGCGGTTCTCAAATTAGAATATTCAGAACGGAATCGAGACGGCTTTGGTATATAGAATCGAAGCTCGGTAAATTCCTCGTTTCAGAACTTAATAAGACGGTTATAGATAAACTCAAGCCAAAGTTCATTGGATTAGTATCTGAAGGCATCCATAAGGTTTCTGAAGCAATTCCCTGCGAAAATTATACAAATGAAGTGTATGAAATTTACAAAATCTTTTCTTCCGATGAATACGATGATTATTCTCGCTGTAGTATTTGTGGCAAAGAAAAATTTGCTCTTTGGGATGATGACGATTCAAAGAAGAAGTGTTTCGAATGTGCAATAATTCACGGTCTTAAAGACCCTAGAAAGAAGAGGATTACGTCTAACTCTAAAATAACGTCATATTGGTGATTGAAATGTTATTTCTGCAAAATAAAAGAAAGGTGTGGTTGGATAATACCCCACTCGAACATACATTAGAACGTTTGAATCATCTGAATTTTGATTTGCAGAAGGAAATCACCGTTATGACAATATTTATAGGTCATAATGAACAAGTGCTGAAACTGACACGATACTATGAGATTCTCACCAATCTAAAGGTTAAAACGTCGTTTGAGAATAACATGCTTTATGTTTATGTAACTGGAAGAATTCTTGATGTTTTAGGCTTCATTTACCTTTTAGAGAATCAAATTGATATTTCAATCGCAGATTCCTTTATAACTCGGGATATTCAATTACTGAGACGAGTAAGACTTAATAAGAAAATGGATGTTAGGGCAAATCCAGAGTCTTCATTAGTGATTAGATTTTTAAGAGATTGGAATCTTGATGATGGCTATTATATTATAGATGCTCTGGCTTCTGTAAAAGATATTAAAAAGCTGGAATCCTTCTTAAGAAAAACCTTCGAGAAAATTTATAAATGCAAACCAGAAGATGTCTTCACAGATGACAATCTGACATTAGATGCCATTTCCGTGCCTCTATTGGAAGAATTCAGGGTTGCCAATTCTGAAGGGAGATGATGAAATGGGATATAAGTTTGGGGTTATTATAGATAAAGATGATTGTTCATTTAAAGATTATTGCGTTGGAAGCTTACTCGGTTGTTCAGCAAGACACTGTTCTCTCCCGATACGAATGAATCCGTTTTGCACAGCAAAGAGCATCCATAATTGCCCAAAACTATATGATGTCTTTGATTTGAAGAATGGGAAAAAGCTAATAGTTTATTATTGCGATGGAAGAAGATGCCCCAATTTTTCGTCTAAACTATTTGCCCCAAAGCACATAAAGAAGTTCGGAGAAAAATATTTGACCCCAGCGAAGGTTAAACGCCTACTTGAAGGCATTAAAGCGGAAAAAGAAGAGACACACGAAAATAGCATATTGCAAGAAATTTTAGAGTTATTTTTGGATGAGACAGAAATTGAAGAGGTTAAACGGATGATAGGAATTCCAGAACCTTGAGGTGGGATGACATGATGATGAGATTGAAGATTTTTGTGATTCCAGAGGGTAAATACTATTATGATATTGGATTGCGAGAAGGAAATAATATTTTATCAAAAGAAATTGACGGTCATCCTCGTTTCCTTGAAGATTTTATTGAGAAATATGGAAAGGAAAATGTTCTTATCATCGATTATGGAAAGCTTAAACATAAAAAAGAATATATAGAATCGTTGATTCGGGGATAGTATGTTCTGGAGACAATTTAGGAGCAAACGTATTATCCTTCTTGATAAAGAGTTCAAATATAATTTAAACAAAAGAGACATTACGGGTTTCCTTGAACGACGCCTTGATGTAATAGAACGAAAGAAGAATGGAGGCTTGGTTCATTTATCACGAATTGATTTAGGATTCCAAGATAGTTTAGGTGAACCTTACGTGTCTGTTCCTTCAACCTTCCTATCTAATATAAAACCTCCAACTAGGAAAGATGTTTTAGCTGATTCTTTAAAACTCTTTAATTTTTATTTGCAACCAAAAGCTTCAATAAATATCCCAGTTCATTTCGTTATACCAGATGGGGAAATTTATTCAAAAGAATCGAGTAGCATCTCCCTTGTAGAAGAAAGGGATGGTCTTCGGAGAATAGTAACAAATCTCTTATTGACTTATATATTTCGTTTCTTTGCTGTCATAGATGTCATAGATGAACATTCCTCGAATTTAAATGGATTAGCTCTTGAAGGTATCGGATTATATCAAATAGAATACTCTTACGGTCTGCCACTTCGGAAATCATTCGTCCCGTTTCCAATAAAAGAGAATTCTTCAAAATATTTTAGGGAGATAGTATGACAGAGGATGTATATTGGAAAAAGGATATAACTGTTTATTGTGCTGGGAAAGAAATCAGGACACGGTTGGGTCTTTCGAATAACATTCTTTTCATATCTCAACCTAAAGGCGAATGGATTTATTTATACGATAGAGAGTTTGCAAAGCGTTCGTTGGAGGGTGATAAGCCCCTTGAGATAGTTTGGGTGCGGGATATAGATATTAAAAAATTGATGCGGATTGTTGGGATTAAATGTGCCTTAAGGTTTGATGTTATAGTTAGGGATATAAAGCTTTTCAAACGAGAACATGTTCATATTTTAAGCTCATCGCAAGAGAATGGTGTTCTTGCATTACCACTTGTGCTTGGAGTAGCTTTTTCAAACTTCGGTAATTATTCTATGCCAATTAAATTTATAGCACAGCAAAGAGGCAACAAAGCAGAAAATATAAATGTTATCTTTTTGGGTTGATATCATGAAAAGAGCAATTTATTCAGTATTTGGCTGTCCCGAATATATAAAACTTTCAAAGGAAGAGAGTGGTTTGATATTAGAGTCACGATTAATTATTGGGCGAGGCTATAACGATGTATATGCGACTATCTATCTCGAACCGAAAATCGATGTGGGAACGATAGATAAGGATGATACACTTATCATTTATTCAGATTTTGAGGAGATTAAAGAATCGCTTATTACTATATTTCAGATTATATTGAACAAACTGAACATAGATATAGTGATGGATAGGTTGGGAAGCTACTTTGTAATGACTCCTGATGGAATAGTTTTAGAGACTATATTATGGAGCGCAAGATTGCGAGAAGAAGATGGGTTTTGGCTTCAAAAGAAGCCTTTTCTAATCGTAACCCAACCATTTGTGGTTTCAGATTTATATATTTCAAATTATGGATATTCAATATTGTTTTTAGGAAATGTTTTGTAGTCGAAACCAAACCAAAAACTATTTATAGTTTTCTTTCCTTTATATATACTAAATGGAGGAAGAGACTGGGCAAAGGCGACCTAATCGGTTGTCTTGGTAGGCGGTGATGTGTGTGACTAAAGGAAGGAAAAGTCAATACTCGTTTGATACACTCTTGGCTGATATGAGTATATCATCTCTGGCATTCTTAATACAGAAATACAGGAAGGATTTGGAAGAGATAAAGAAGGAGAAAGATGTATCCGAACTTGAGATACAAAAGATGAAACAACGATATAACATGATAAAGGAAGAATATTTTCATAGACTTCATCATGGAAATCTAATAGAGCCCGACATCTATTTCACACCTTCTTACGATGACATAATTATCGAATATCCACTAGGTCGAAAAAAACGCTTTGCCATTCTTGTAAGTGATTCTGATGTTTCCTATAAGGAGATTGAAGAGATGCCAAAATGACATTCGAAGATTTAACTGAAGAAGAGATAAGATTCCTCATAAGACGGTATAAGTTGTTTCTTAAAGAATTAAGGCGTGAACTTAAGAAACGATTGTCTGTTAAGCGTGATGAGGATATAGATGAATGGTCTCACTCTACAGATGTAAAGTTGCTTGCAAAGGATGTTTTGTCAAAGCTGGGATACTCAAAACACATATATTATAGGCGTGAGGCTCTAGCAATTATTGACAAACTTTACGATATAGGTGAGTGGAAAGATAAGCATTCACATTATTCTAACGAAGAACTAGCCGTTGCTGTGGTTATGGAGGTATTAGACCATGATAATAGAAAAGTAGATTTTAGTGGTGTGATTGACGCTTTCTATTGTGATAAAAAGCGTGTGGAAACTCTATTTAAAGATATAAAGTCCTTCTGTGAGGAATATCATTGGAAGGATATGCCTAAAAAGAGGGGTGATAAGATATGGGTAGAGAAATAACTCCAGAAGATGTGAATGAAATATTAAAGAGCCAGACAAAATATTTTATTCAAACACCAGCAGACGGAAAAAAGACAGTAGAATTTGAAACAAATATCTATAAGGTTGAGAAAGGCGATGTAGATTTTCTAGGGAATGTCTGGAATAATGACTGGGATAAATATGAAGCCAAAGCAAAAGTTGATGGCGAACCGAAGGTATATTCTTTCGGTTCAAGAAGAAATCCATTCTTGAGAGAATTCCTCAAAACACTAAAACAACACAATTTAACTCCAAATTCTATATCTGGCACTAAATGGGAAATAGAATTCCTTGATAACTTCCGATACAATATAAAATATCTAGGTGGAGCAAGCGGAGAATCTGCTCCTCAAATAGATTTGGATAAAGTGATAGATGCTCTAAAGAAATTCAAAGAACTTACGCCAGAACTGGTTAATGATGGAATAAATCCGAATGACCTGAAGAAAGTCATATCTATAAGGGCATCGATAAGAGCTGATTTGGTTGACGCCATACTTCCAGAGTTGGAAAAGAAAGGAATAATTAAAATAGAAGGCGGTAAGGTATTTATACTATGAAGACAATTTGGTGTCATCACGATGCAGATGGAGTAACTTCAGCATACTTCACATCCTTTCATGTAAAGGATGCCGTAAGAATCAAGATAACAGAAGAATTTGGCGATGCACCAGAGTGGCAAAAAGATGACATAATGACAGATATGAAACCATTAAATCCGTCTATTGAGGGATTGGTGATAGACCATCATCCAAACCATCCAACAAATAGAAAATATATGCTAATTTGGGATAATGTGCCAGCATCTCTTATAGCTTATAGACAGTTTTTGGACGAAATACCGAAAAATGAACGCTGGAAGCTTGTCATTGGGTTAGTTGGTGATGGACAGCCAGAATTAATACCACCAGAGATATTCAGAGACTTTCCTTCTCTTTTAAAACGTGTCAATACAAAGATATATCAGTCTTATGGTAAATGGTCGGTAAATACTATCCCGATGTATAAAGTTCTTTCATCATATATCAATGCTCTGCTGAGACTTCATAAATATGATGAGGCTCTAAAACTAATAACAGAATCGAAAACGCCATTTGATATTTATATGTCGAATGAAGCTGTAAAAGCGAAAGAAGATTTGCATTTTGAATTTGAGAATGCTTTAAAAAATGCAGATGTTCTCGAATTCGAAAACATAACTGTTGTTCTATTTACTTCAGATGCTAGATTAACTGGATACATTGCTAGTGTTCTTAATTCCGCATCTGGTAAAACAATACTTGCAGTAAACCAAAAGAACGGAAAACTCTCAATAAGAGGCGACCTTGCTGACTATTATAAAGAACTACTGAATATCTTCCCGTTCATGGAAATAGATGGTCATGCTGGATATATGGGCGGTAAAACTACAAAATTAGGAAAAGATTTTCTGAACACCATCTCTTCAATACTCTGAAATCGGTGAGAATATGAATGAGATACCTGATAAAGTATTGGAGAAAGCAAGCGAAATGTTAAGGAAGAAGATGGGTGTAAAAGATAAGCAAGCATCAAAGAAGATAGCATCTTCACTGCTGCATGATTGTATAAGCGTTATTGAAAGTTTAGGCGGAAAGGTGATTTGGAAGGGGAGGTAAATGGAGATAACTGATGAGTTGGTTGGTAAACGATTTCTCTATAGAGAGTTTCCATATTCTACGATACAAGAAGGTGTAATCGAAGAAATTTCGCCAAGTAAGAAATATGTAAAGATTAATGGAAGTTGGTATCTAACAGATAACATCTCAGTAATCGAAGTTCTAGGCGATGCAGAAGAAGACAAGACACTAAATGTCCTTCATAGATATAGATATCGATATCTTAGGTAATCTCGAAATAGATACCAATAGGTGATAATATTCGATATTATGAAAATTCTGGAAAAAGTTTATGGTCTGAATGGTATAGCAGTCCTGCTTATAAAATCAGATTCTGGACGTGAGTATGTTGTTTCCATTGATGGAGAATATGCAGATGCTTGGTGTTCATGTCCATACTTTACATTTAAAAAGTCTGCATGTAAGCACATTATGTTTGCTCTCAACAATATTGATTTTGAGAGGTTGAAAAATATGCGTGATAAGTTAGAAAATTTGCGTACAGGTTGCCTTACCATAGATGAGCTTATGGGTGGTGGCTTCCCTTACGGCATACCAACGGCAATCACTGGGCTACCATCGGTTGGTAAGACTTGGTTATCAGTTATGCTTGCAGTTGCAAATATCAAAAAGACTGGCATGGACTCTATATACATCGATACCGAAGGCAATAGGCGAAAAGATATTATGTCAATAGCATATAAATTGGCAAAACGCTATGAGGTTTCGGATGAAGATATAAAAAAGCACTTTATATTTATATCTACGATGGATGACCCAGTTATGGAATCCCTTGAAGCATTGTGTAAACTCTTCGGATATAACGTTCAACTTGAACTTTCTGAAAAGGCTGGGAAATATTCCGTAAGATTCTTTCCAATGAAGGATATGCCCATTAGGAAACAATTGGAAAATGCAACTTTCCTCGCAATAGATTCTTTGACCACTCCTTTGAAAGAAAGCATAGGACATGAAACCTTCAATCTACCAGCAAGGTCTTCAATAGTCAACAGAATTTATGGGAGACTTCTAAAGCTCTCAAAGGTATATAATCTATGCACAGTAATAACTCATCATGTGTCGATAGACCCAACAAACATGCGGGACTTGGGGAGACCATACGGTGGAGATGCCATAATCTATCATTCGAAATATATTTTGCAAATTCTTCCGCCAGATAAAAAAGCCAAAGAAAAATTCGGTGATGAAGCAAGGCGAGTTCAGCTTGTACGAAGACCAGATGTGAAAACAGATTGGGCAAAATATCCAGTTAGATTGGCTTTGGATTTGGGGTTTGTCGATGAATAAAATTTTATTCCTTCTCGGAATTATCGGTCTCTGCATAGTTTCGTCGTATGTAATAAGTTCGGTATTTCTTTGTATGCTTTTATTTTTCGCATTTATATTTCAAGCCTTATGATAATTGCAGACACCAGAGAGCCACAAGAAATAATAGATTTATTAATGCTTAGAGGAATAGAAGTTCAGCGTAGGCAATTGCCTGTTGGCGACTATCTTCTTCCCGATGGAATTGCAGTCGAACGGAAGTCAAGCGATTTCGTTCAGTCAATACAAAACGGAAGAATATGGTATCAGCTATCTAATTTAAGTCAGTATGAGCACCCCATCTTAATAATAGAAGAACCAAACAAATGGAAGACTCTTTATTTTAGTGATTCTAAATATGCTCACAAATCATATTTTGGTGCTCTTGCCACAATAGCATATAAATTTGGTATTCCAGTCATAACTGTATCAGGTGTAGACGAATTTGTTGAGGTACTTGTCCTTCTTCACAATAAATCAACGGCTGAAGCAACCTCTTCAAAACCAACGCTCGTACAGAGGAAGGCCGTAACATTAGAAGAACGAAAAGAAAATATGCTTGCCTGTATAGAAGGGATGTCTATAAAACGAGCAAAGATGCTTTTAGATGAGTTTGGGACGCTAAAATCTATTGCAAATGCTAGTGTTGAAGATATCATGCGAGTTAAGGGTTTTGGTAAAAAGCTAGCGAAAAATATTTGGAGGATATTTAATGAATAAAGAAGAGTTGGAAGCAAAATTAAATTCGCTAAAAGAGAAGCATAATGAAATGTTATCCGATTTGAAGAAGCTCGAACATGAAATTAAAAACACCATAGATAAATTGAATGAGCTCGATGATTCGATGGTCAAAATCATCTGTCCAGAATGCTTTGGAATGGGTTGGATGAAAACAGATGAAAAGAAGAAAATAATATGTGAATTTTGTGATGGAAAAGGCTGGATATGGGCAAAGAAATGGATGAGTTGATAAAATGTTAAAACCGACACACAAGAAGATTATAGATATCCTGATGGATGGCAACAGCCATTCCATATCTGAGTTCACAAAAGAAATGTCCTATGATGGTTTACGAGGACGAATTTCCGAATTGAATAAGCTCGGCTATATAATCAGACGAGTTAACGAAACAGGTGATATAGACAAAAACGGAAAATATTTAAAACTCATTGCAGTTCCTAAACGTGAAACTAAAAATCTTGTGGTTGTTGATTTGAAACCAGATGCGAAAGGGAGAGTTGTATTAGTTCCACTTGGCGATATTCATTATGGCAACCCAGAGTTCACAGAAAGAAGTGAAGAGCTCTTAGATGGTTATATAAAATACATTCTCGAAAATGATGGCGTATACACTATTTTGATGGGAGATTTAATTGAATCCGCAAATGAACGTTCAACGTTTACACTTAAGATTACGCCTCAAGAACAATATGAATGGATTTATAAAAAGATGAGACCACTTGCTGATGCGGGAAAAATCATAGCAATACTGAGCGGAAATCATGAGCTTTGGGTTTACAGAGATAAAGGTTTTGATATAATAAAAACTCTAGCCCTATCTCTGAATGTCCCATATATGGGTGAAGCGGGATACATTGGAGTAAAAGTTGGTAAGCAGTTCTATACGATATATGCAATTCATCCACATAGCGCTGCTGTTAAAAAATCATCAAAGATAAAGCTTTTGGAGGATTTAGGTGCGATTCATGATGTTGATATAATATTATGCGGGCATATCCATTCGATAATAGGCGAAGATCAAATAAAAAGGCGTCCAAATTTCGTAACTGGTGAAGTAGAAAATATCAAACAGCTTCTTGTTGGTACTGGGTTCTTCCTAGAATATGGTGGATATGCAGAAAGAGGGCGATATAAACCCGAAAAGATGGGAGCTCCAAAGATAAAATTATACTCCCATAAATTCGATATGCACGTGGGAAAATGAAAGAACGGAATAAATTAAAATGGAAGTTTGTGGCGATATACAATAAAGAGCTAGTCGATGATGATCAGGATTTATTATCTCTTTTGAAACGAGTTCCCAAAGACGCAACCATATATTATGTCCCCGAGTGCAAATGCATTTTTGCCATTAAAAAGCCAAATAATGGCTTCACCGAAGAAAGCTTCAACAATGAATGCTTCCTATGCGAGGTGTTCAACCCAGAATTAAAAGTCCAATCGTCGGTTTATGTCAAATCCGAATTAGAGGCTGTAAAGAAAGCCGTCGATTATGTACGCAAAGGTATGGAGGTTGAAATTTGGGAATTGAAACGAAGGTTCAAACCAAAGATGGCCTTGAGCGATTCATCGGAGAATTTCTCGGAGGTTACAGATACTTCGGATACTGGGGATACGGAATTGCTGGACAAAAACGAGTCTGGTCAAAATCAGAAGTCATAGATCTTATTGAGAAATTCAATGGCGTTGCAAATTGCGGGTTATCAATTTCTACATACTTCGATGGAATTCCATATAGATTATTTATCCCAATAGATTTTGATGGTGAAATATCTGAATCTTTGAATGATGCAGTGGTGGCCTTCAATTTCCTTGCTGCCATAGACGCTGATATGATTCTTTCTTATACTGGAGGGCGAGGCTTTCACATTCTTGTCGGCTTAAAACCGAAACCTTATCAGTCTTCTCAGGTCTCAGCATTTGTATCATGGCTGAAATTATTATTAAATTTAAAAACGATCGATGAACGAATTCGGGACCCAAGACGGCTTATAAGAATTCCAGGCACCTATCATCTTGGTAAATATAAATCTAAAAATGGGCAATATCAATTGGTCTATAATGGAGGTTTATCAACATTGATTAGGTATAGAAAAGGAAAACTCCTAGATTTGGATGAAATTGCACCATTCTATACAGCTCCAATAGAACTTGATATTAATGGGAAGGAAAGGGAACGCCCAATCGAGCATCACGATTATCCATGTGTCGAGTATCATTTAGAGCATGAGCCAGAACCACATCATATCATAAGATACTCATATGTTGCATGGCTTTATGCTAATGGAGTTTCACCACAGGAAATATTTATGACATTAAAACGGCGTTATGCCCATAAATGGGTTGATTGGAACGATAGAATAACTGCAATGCAGATAACCCATATCTGTAAGAGGGGGAGTTACAAACCTTTGTCTTGTGCCTCTTTACAGGCATTAGGCTACTGTCTAGGTAAGGAATGTCCGTATTATGTTGATTTTGACGAAATAAAGAGTATAAGGTGTTTGAGACATGGTGAAATGTAGAAATTGTGCATTCTATAATGGAACGACTTGTACCGAACCTCTTGGAATTAATTACAACAAAAACATTCCGAACCCAGATGATGAAATCACATGCGACGCATATCTTGATATTGCAAGCATGTATTTGATAGAAGATTTGGTGAGCTGATATCATGGATTTAATAGGTTTTCTTATATTTTTGGGAGGAGTCGCGCTAATAGGAACTTTAACATGGATACATCTCATAATGATAGCAACTCATTATCTTGTTGTAAAATTTGGTTGGGAGATAATTGAAGATTACGCAAATAAATTGAAAGCAAAAGAAGATGATGTGTCGTATGCATAAAGGTGGTGAGAAAGTATGAAGACTGAAGTTGGGAAGAAAATAACGATTGATGAGGCAATTGAAAGACGGGGTGATTTTGGGAAAGATGATGAGGAATTTATGAAACAGATAGAAGAAATGCAAGATGAACGATTTACAGACCTCAGAATCTTAGTATTTGGTTGGGTTGACCAACCTGATGGGTCAAAGAAGCTAATGACGCATCTTCCAAATGGAAAAGTGTGCTTCCCAGATAGGTCTGTAAAGCTTCAAGAGATCTTACCGGAGGTACCTTATATTTGCTTAGTTCACGAAAGAGAACGAGAAGCCTTTGCAAAAATCATTTGCGAAGAATATATGCCGAAGATATACGTTCTCCCGAATAAACTAGTTACAATGAGATGGAAAGAACATAATAAGATCCGCTGGAAGATGCCGCACGAAAAAACATACGAACATAGAATTTTGTCCGCCATAAAAGAATTCGAAAGAATGGGGGTTCCATATGTATTTATTGTATTTCGGGAGAACGAAGCAAAACAAAAGGAGAAGAAGTAATGGGCAAACAATGCTTTCTCTGCGGTACTGAAACCATCTTTTACGTGTGGACAACTTCAAGATACTTTCCGATTCAACGGCTAATGAATTCAATAAAATCAAGAAGCGAGCGAAATTATGTGAAACATATTGGCGTACCTATATGCTTTCGATGCTATAGGAGGATTTGTGATGAAGAAAGGCTTTAAGCCTCATATCGAAATTCGCGTTCATGAATATGATGATGCGATATTTGTAACAGGTTGGGCATCTGTTAGATTTTATTTAAAGCGGAAACGCCACATACCTTTCCTCAAAGACAAGAGCAGAAAGAAATGGAATTATCGAAAACATTTCACGATAATTCCGCGTGATAAACTTAAGAAGTCAGAAAGAAAGGAAATAATCGATATATTCAAGCGCGAATTAACGAATGATATATACGAACAATTTAAACAAACCGTGGAAAAATTACGAAGAAGATGGGATGTAGTAAAAATTGAGGATGCGATATGAAAATAGCAATTCAGTGTTCATCTATCGGCCAGAGATGTGGGATTTATACTTATGCTAAACGGCTATCGCATTATCTGAGCAAACTTCCAAATGTTAAAACTCTCATGTTTGCAGAAAATCTGCGCGAAGATGTCGATGTGATTTCGGTACAATACGAACCGGGAATAGTACCACCTCAGTTGTTAAATCGTTTCATAAACCAATACGTAAATCCAGTAATTGTTGTAACGGCACATCACATAAACGGTCTTCAACAGTTCTTCCCTATTTTGGAAGGTGTTGTATTACATTCAGAATCTCAGATAAAAGGTCTACGTGAGGAACCTTGGAATTATAGAGTTATACCACACCCAGCTTTGGTCTTTCCAAAACAAGATAAGATGAAACTTCGAGAAAAATATGGTCTTCCAGTAGATAAGAAAATAGTTGGGACGGCCGGATTCATCACCGGTACGGGAAAACGTTTGCCATTGATAGTTGAGAAACTCCTTCCAAAATTAAATGATGATGAGTTTCTTTATTTGATCACCTCATATTGGAAAGCCGGAGATTTAGGAAGGGAAGCAGAAATCCGCTCGGTTGTCAAACGTCTCGGTAAAGAGGAGAATTTTAGAATAGATACTGAATTTGTGCCAGAAAAGATACTGAATGAAAAAATGCAAGCGTGTGATTTACTCTTTGCTTGGAATGCTGGCGGGAATTCCTATGGCTCTCAATCTGGAATAGCCGCAGATATGTACGGTTCATATACAAAACTCATCGTGAAAGATGTTCCACACTATGATTTCATCGGTTCACAAGAGGGTGTCTTAAAGGGTAGACCAGACCCCGATAAATTTACCGATGATGTCGTACATGCACTACGACATGAAGATTTAGATGATGTTCCAGACCCGACCTGGCTGTCATGGGAAAATCAAGTGAAGAATTATTTAGAATATTTTGAAGAATTGGCTATGGTGTAACTATGGCTGGAGAAAAAGTTCTTATAGTTTCAGATAACCTTCAAGGTCCAACTGGATTTGGTGTTAATGCTCAGGGTGTTGCATGGTCTCTCGCGGATGAATACGACGTACATATCCTGGGACTACAGGAAGTAATGGACAGAAAAATCATTCTTGACATTGAAGGTGACCCGAGAGAAGTGATTCAGCATAGAAATTATCCACGTGAAAGAGAGCTCTACGATTTTGGCAGGCGCTCTTTACCCGTTTTACTGGATAACCTTAAACCAGACATTTTGATAACCGTAAATGATATCCAGATGGTAGAGCATGTTCCTTCAGTTTTATGCCCAAATTCAATCACTCTAAAGGTTGCAGACCTTCCAGCGAAGAAAATCCTCGATGATGCAACCATACAGATGCATTTGGAAGGCGAGCTTTTAAAATTCAGAGAAAAATACCCAAGAGATGTGAAATGGATTCAATACGCACCACAAGATGGCGAACCACCAATGCCTTTCTGGAAACAAATATATATGACAGCTGATAAAGTTATTGCAATGTCAAAATATGGGCAATATGTCTTCAAGCAATACTTCAATATGGATGTCGACTACATTTGGCACGGTGTAGATTCTGCAATATTCAAACCTGCGGAAAAGCCTGAATCCCTTCAGGATAAATTTGTAGTTGGCGATTTAAATAGAAACCAACCGAGAAAGCAGCCTGCAAGATTAATCGAGGCCTTTGCTAAATTTGCGAAGGATAAAGACGATGTGCTTCTTCATCTTCAAATGGATTGGAATGATGTATTTGGTTATCCGATAGGCTATCTTGTAAATCTTTACGGCATCGGAGATAAAATAATTCAGCCGTTCCAGGTTGGCATGCCAAGAAAGCAAATTCCACAGATTTATAATATGTGGGATATTTCAGTAAATCCGACTGCAGGTGAAGGCTTCGGGCTTACAACTATTGAAGCCGCAGCCTGCGGGAAGCCAACGGTGATTACTGACTATACAACATCTCAAGAACTTATAATGGATGGAGAACCAAGTCCACGAGGCATACTCGTACCGTATGTTACCCTCTTTTGGGAACGATTCAATGTTGCAGCAGTTCAAAGAGCACTCATTGATATTGATAAACTAGTTGAAGCACTAGAGTTCTATTATCAGAATAGAGACATTATGGAAGAACATGGGAGGAATGCAAGAGAATGGGCCGTAAAAAACGTCGCGTTAAGAAAGCTTCAGCACAAGTGGAAAGCAGTCGTAAAAGAAGTTCTGAATTCGTAGAACGAATATGGCGTTGTCCAGTTTCAAAGATTACCGAAGAAGGATTTTTTGTTGAGAGGCGAAACGGAAAATACTTCCTTGGTTGGGAAAACCAAGAGAAGCAATTAAAGGTGTTAATATCTCGTGAAGTTTTTGAAGTCCTTAAGCGAGAATGGTCGAAATATGACTGATATGAAGATACGCTCTCTTGCAAAGTCTATAAGCTGGCGAATATTAGGGTTCCTTATAACCTTTAGTATAATCTGGGGTGTAACTCGAGATGGTTCATTCTCGGTTAGGACTTCTGCATTAATTCATATTATAAAGACAATCGTGTATTATTTCCATGAACGAATCTGGAACAAGATAGAATGGGGAAAGATATAATGAAATATTATGAAATAGAATGTAAAAATTGTGGGGAACGATACACACTCCCTGAATCTGATTTTTCCCCACAGAAGTTTAGATGTCCTTTCTGTAGGTCTAAGGACTATATTGTCCTTTCTGTAAGGAATGACGATTCATGTAGCGATGAATAATCCCAAAAATAGTCCCAACCCACCTCAAATTAAGCCCGTAAAGGCGTCTAACGCGGCCGTAGAGACGAGTTTTGAGACGACGAATAGTGAGATACTTGCGTGGAAAAAACTCGTCTCTACATCGATTTCTGGGCCTCTCAGGCCTATATCTCGTCAGGAAGAAGAGAAATCAAGACAGTGTATGCTATTTGATATTGAAAATATGGATTTCCTAATGTGGCATCTCAGAACATATCCAGTCTTTTAGAAAAAGGTGATATGAATGCTAGAAGAATTGGAGAAGCAGAGCATATTCATACTTCGAGAAGTAAAAAGCCAGTTTAAAAATCCATTCATACTCTGTTCATTCGGGAAGGATTCTACCACTCTTCTTCATCTTTCAAGGAAAGCGAATCCAGAAGGTTTGAAGGTTCAGTTTCCCGTGATGCATATAGATACTGGACTAAAGCTGCCAGAAATCTATGAATTCAAACAGAAATTGATAGATAAGTGGGATTTAGAAGTTATAACAGTTAAAAATTCAAAGGCATTCAAGATGACTTCACCATATGCAGATAGGTTTAAATGTTGTATGGAAAGGAAGACAAATGCACTGAAGAAAGCAATTGCAGAATATGGTATCGATGCTTTAGTTTTAGCCATAAGGCGAGACGAACTTCCTGAAAGGGGCATCGAAAGATACTTTTCACCGAGGAAGAGGGGAAATTGGGAAATTATAAGACCCAAAAAGCCAAGTGAAAAGGGCGACTCCCCATTTGAATATCTACAAGATGCTGAATTTGCTGGATGGTCGCTCTATATTGCTGACTGGAGTGATGAAGAGGTTGATCACTACAGAATTCATCCGATGCTCCACTGGACAGAATTGGATGTCTGGCAGTATATTAAACAGGAAAACATACCTGTAAATCCATTATATTTTGCAGTAAATGGTTATCGATACAGAAGCATCGGATGTGCACCTTGTACATCACCAATAGAATCGGATGCTGACACTATTGATAAAATCATAGAAGAAATAAAATCTTATAAGGGCGTTGGAGAAAGAGCTGGAAGAGCGCAAGACAAAGAAAAGATTATGCGTAGGCTAAGAGCATTAGGATATATGTAAATGCGAACCATGAAGATTGTAGTTATTGGAGACATTCATGGTGATTACTCAACGCTTAAAAATTATCTTACGAGAATTTCCGCTGATTTATATCTTCAGGTCGGAGATTTAGCTGGTGATAAAGACTATTATCCAGATTTGCCTAAACGTATGTTTTTCGTAATGGGTAATCACGAGGCTCTTGATGAAATCCATGGAATAAGAGAGCCTTCAGAGATCGCGAAAAATCTTATTTTTATCCCAAATGGCACTTATATTAAAATTCACGGCCTGAGGATTGGTGGTTTTGGCGGAAATTTTTCCCCAATATCCTTCCAAAAATCTAAGCAGGAGCTAAAAGGGAAGCGAAGAAGCCACTTCACACTAGATGAATATACAAAAGCTCTAAAGATGCCAAAATTGGATATACTGCTAACTCACGAAGCACCATCACCCTTCATAATAAAGGAGAGAGATGCGCGAGATAGAGGTTCGCCTCTCATAACCTCTCTTGTATATAAATTAAAGCCGAAATATCACTTCTTTGGCCATCATCATGTTGATAAATGTATAGAAATATGTGATACCTGTTCATGTTGTGTTAAGACCTTCAAGGAAATAGATTTGGAGGTATAACTGAAGGGCATGAAAAAACGATATTATGCGGTTGTAAAAATTTTTGATGGTTTGCACAAAGTTGAGACGCATAAGTTTGAAGTTAACAATACAAAAGAAGCATTGGAGTATCTTTTGGATGAACTAAATACATCACGTTTTAGCCGTATCGAAATAGATATGTTTCCAACATAGGTGATTAGATGATTAGTCTCCTTGCTCGTCCAATTGGATATCTTTTGCTAACATTATCAGGAAGTATTTTCTATAAAGGGTTCTATGGAAATGATTTAGGCGTCGTTGTTGGCGGAATAGCCTTGGGTGTAATAGGTATAACCATCATAGAAAGGTCAATCGAGAAGGATATAAAAAGCATTAGGGATTCAGTATATGATTCTGCTGCCCATATGCTCGCTGATATAGCTGTGGCAATGTCAGATTTGCACGGAAAAGAAGATGATAAAAAATGAACGCCGATTTAGAAGATCGCATTAGACGAATCGAAAGCCGTCTAACTAATATAGAAAAGAGATTGAAAGCATTGGAAGAGCGGACAGCCGGCAATGTCTTTGTGGGTGGTCCGCAGATTGAGCCTGAGAATCAAGAAAAAATCATAAAAGATTTATTAAGGGATGCAGAAAAGATGGTAAAGAAAGCAAAGAAGCTAATATGATTAGCAGAGGTGAAATAATGAAGCACATAATAGAAATTGATTACGATGAAGGCATAATAACATGGAATGGAGAAGTATGGGATAGGATGAGTGTTGAAGACACTAAGGAAGATTTCTGGGATAGTCTAAATGATTTAATATGGGAAATAAGAGCGTCTATAGAAGATTAGATTAAATATTGAAGGGTTAGAATGAGAGAACTACGAATTATAGAATTTGACGATAGGATAGAAATATGGGATGGCAAAAGGTTAGTGGCTTACGGGAAAAAATCAACCGAAGATGACTTACTCACTTTCACGTCTTATTTAGGCTATACCAGTCCTGAAGGTAAGGAAGAGTTTGTGACTCAAGTGGTGGGAGATTGGGCAAGACAATGCAAAATGACCGACAAATCCAGAGATCCAAGATATTTAGAATTATTATTTGAAGCTCACTACAAGAAAATAGTTAAACATAGCTTGGAGGGAGAGGAATGAGTTCATGGTATTGCATCAAATGTGGAAATCGAGTTTCAGAAGACATGTTAAAATGCCCTTACTGTGGTTGCGGAACTTTTATAATTGGTCCGGACCCAGAGGAGACTGAAAATGAAAGGAAAGTCTAAGATTCTCGAAGAGATCATCTGCCCACACTGTAACGGCAGGTTTATAATCGAGAGTATGAAAGGAGATCCTATCTGTCCCTATTGTGGAAAGCTGATAGTGAAGTATGGTGGAGAAGTTTGGTTGCCAGACTCTTTGAGATATGGTTAATTGCGATTTTTGCGGCGAGGAAGTGAAAAGTAGGTTTATCATCTGGGATGGTGACCTTGTCTTATGTTCTGATTGCTTCATCGATATCTATCGAGACAGGATGGAAAGAGAAACTGGGGCTCGGATTATAGACAGACAAGAAGGGATAAAAGAGGGATAGATGTGACTGTGGTATATTATGCAAAAATATCAACAACAGATGGAAAAGACTATTTTCTTGGATATGAGATTGGTAATCCATCGACAGGCGATGTACAAGTCTTAAGAGTTCCTTATACAATAATATAAACATGTGATATTATGGATGATTATGACACTGATTATGAGCAGTTGTATTGGCTTACCGAAGTTCATCTAGCCTTAAGGAGAGGCAAGATTCCAAGATGTAAATGCGATATAGGTTATACTTGCGATATATGCGCAAAGAAGCTGTTTAACAACCTGAAGAGTGATTAGTTATAATATTGGCCGATTTGACAAACATAAACAGAAAATGCCAAAAGTGGAGGAATAGCTGATTATGAAGAAATTTTCGAAAAAAGATTTGTCAGGTTACATAAAAAATCATTTCAAAGAAGAAGAATATTACGATTATATGATGAATGTTACCGAATACATCTACACAATCAGAATACCAGCTGTTGTCACAAAGATGGAAGTTATTACAGAAGATGGTGAAATATTAAGAGAAGAAAGATATTCTGCGCCTCAAGAAGATAGAGTCAAGCTAGACATTCTTAAATTTGGATTCAAATCTAACAGGAAGCTTCAAGATAAAGAGGTGGTTGATAAGTTTATGAAGACATTTGAGGATGTTGAGAAGAAAGGATACGCCGTGGGATTTGAAGAACCTCTAGATGAAAGCGAAGATACAATATTAATTCGAAGAACATACATCAAAGAGTTTATACCTGTAGACACAACGAAAACTTCAAGATGTTATATTCCAGTTCATATAAAAGGTGAGAGAAAATGATATTAATACTTGCTGATAGCTTGCGATATGATTTTGCGACAAAATATCTAAAAGGCGTCTTCCCAGAAGAATCATGGGGTTCATTTAGAGCTATTGAAACCTTTACTGCACCAGTTCTAGCAACTGTGGCAACAGGAAAACCTCCAGAAGAAACCGGCGTTAGAGGTTTTTTAGACACAGTCAGACCAGAGGCTTGTAAAGATACCATTTTTGATCATTTTGACTCTTGGGTTACCATTTCGAGATTGATTGGAAATGGACCCAAATGGCTTCCGCCTTCAAGAAGAGATAAGTTTACATTTTTGCCACCGATTAAATGGAATGCCGTTACAAATAATGATGACGATGTTCTTGAATACGTTGGACGAAAATGGTCTATGGCAACAAATGAGTGGTGGGATTTGATATTCTATCATTCATGGTTAACACATGGTCCATGGGGCATAGATTGTTACGGACCAAAGGAACTTCCATGCGTGGTTAACTGCGATAGACTTATGGCTAGGATGCCAAGGCGAAAACTCCTTGATTGGTATAAAATAGGAGTTGACGATTTTAAAACAAGATTGATGGCATTCAAGAACATAACAAATAATATAGAGACGGTTGTGGTATTTGCAGATCATGGAGAGAATCTGCAAGATGGAGAAGGAGGCAGAGTCGGCCATTATGGAGGCTCTGAGCTTGAGGAACTAAGAAAAGTGCCGATATGGGTCAATAGGCCAGATGTTGACCTAAGTGACATTGACCATACAAAGATCAAAAAGCTCTGTATCGAACTCCATAAACAGTTTGAGCTTGAGGATGAACGATATATGGAATATAAAAACAAGAAGTTAGAGATGATGGAGAAAGGTAATGAGTGATATCTGCTATGAATGTATAATCGGTTGGATGGGGAAACGACATCGAGTGCTCTTTTGGTCAAAAAATGATGATGTCGATCATTGTATTCGTGAAATTCATCGGATGTGCCCGGGATGTTATGTCATACAAGTGAAACGGAGGGAGGTAAATGCGAGTTAATGAGGTTGTACTCCATCTTGGTTATAAACCGAGTATAATCACATGCAGTTATATTATGGATGCGTTTGAGAAAATATCGGATGCGTCTTATCTAGGATGGGTACCTAAAGAAAAATCTATTATAGTGTATCTAGTCGGTGATAATAAAGATATTGAAGATATTGCGTCCACATTAATCGAAGAGCGAATTATTGATTCCTTTGAAAATAGACGTGTAAATAGAAGTGAATCAACACTAAAGCGGATATCAACAGCATCAGAAATTGCAAGAGAAATTGCATATAATATTTATGCGCTCTCTGACTTATTAACATTTCGAGAAGACTATATAGATATGATATTCAAGGATGTAGATATTCCGATAAGGGATGAAAAAACGTTGGAACGTCTTAGACGTATAGCCGCAAGTGAAGGGCTTTTATGGGATGAGTTATTGAAGCAGGAAATAATGTTGCGTACACTTGCTTTATTCTATGACTAATATGAAGTATATTGCAGCACTTCTTGAGAGTGATGAAATACGCTTTGGTCATCCAATTGGGGTTATTAATGATATTGTCATTTATCCGATAATCGGACAGTTTCGGACAAATTTAATTCACGATAACAAAGACCTCGACTATGCCATAGCTGATACGGAGTCAGATAATTTCATCGAGATATTCTCTTTTGAAAGACAGCCGATATTCTTCCGAATGCTTTCAGAAATATCTCGAGATAAAGAACACCGCTCGCCTCTCCATTCTTTCATTCTAGAACCCATGGCGTCTCACACAATTGGCATTCACAGAAGGAAGCAAAAGACCATGCATTTCTTAGATGATGTTTCAGTGATGTTCAGAGAACTGGACGGTGTACTACAAATATTAAAATTTATAGATGAGGTAGAATCAAGATATTTCGGCTTTAAATCACCACATGATTATGAAATGGGTTATATCGCATCGAGTGAAAGAGGTTTTGTAGCAATGGAAATAATATTCGACAACTCCATTTGGGCATATTATAGAAATGACGCATTATCATTGCTCAATCATTTGAGCAGCTATGGGGATTTAGATTTTGATGATATATTAAATATAATGTGGAAAATAAAAACTGTACGAAAGAAGAAGATTGGGTCACGTCAAACCCTCTTATCATATACAACTAGTAGTCGTGATAGCAGATTAGTAGCAAATCTTCTAGTTTATAATAAGAAGCCCATACATTTATTTATGAGGTGCAAACCATGAATATTGGATTTGATTTGGATGGCGTAGTATGCGGATATCTAGCTTGGGCATCTAATCTAATTATTCCCGAATCGATAAAGCGCTTGTTTTTCCTTGAAGCGCCTCTTCAATTAAATCCAAAGGATTTTGCATCACCAGATGATAAAATTATTATAATAACAGCCAGACCAACGATCTTCTCGGATGTAACTAAAGCTTGGCTTGAATTCCACAACATCGAGTGTGATATCATTTTCATAGGCAATAAGCGAACAGAACTATCCCCAGAGCTTGCAGCAATAAAGAAAGCCAGCGTAATAAACAGCAAAAACATTGATGTCTTCTTTGAAGATAACCCAACCATTGTAAAGGAACTTCGAAAACGTACTCATGCAAAGATAATATATGTGAGAAGTCACCCTTCCTATGAAGAATGGAAATGAAATGCGTCCTCGTTCTAAAATCTGGAGAGAATGAAACACTTGATGTCCTATACTTTTATTTTTGTAACAACATACTAAAGATAAGAACAGCTGATGGAAATGAGCTTGAGTACAATATAGACGATATTTCAGTTTTTTCCTTGAAATCTGATTAGGAGGTGCATTATGAAAATATCCATAAGATATGATAAGGCGGTAGTAAGGTTTAAGAACGATAAAGAACGCATCGAGTTCATAAAGCTGATTGCAGGATCTGATGCCAAAATAACAGATAGAGTTGGAGATGTAGATATGTGGTTGGAGGTGTTTAGGAATGCCAAAGAAGGAAACAAAAGAAGTGAAGCGTAGCTTTAGAATTGTACTTCCCAACTATGCAGTTGAAATCGAGTCTAGTGATAAAAAGGAGAACATAAGATATATGCGTGACTTAGCATTAGATACATTGCTGAGATTGAAAAAAGATTTTTGAGGTGATGAATTGGTCGACGAAAAGGTAAAATTAGCAGCGGTAGGTACAATGCTGTTCGATATGTGCCCTCACGCATTCATCAGGTTTGTAAGTGTATTGGAATCTCCAGACCCAACTATTAATTACGATTCGCGCAAAAAGGATATCTTTGAGAAGATCCTTAGCGCTATAGAAGCAAATGATATTGCAAGGTTGGAACAATTGCTTGAAGAAAAACCAAGTGCGTCATTCTCCATTACATTAGTTAAGGATGACGAAAGTGGTACGTGGATTCAAGGTTCTTAGGTGATATCCATGTTCAAGAGTATAAGAAAGCGCGATGGTAGGATAGTGCGATTTAAACCCGAAAAGATAACTGAGGCGATACTAAAGGCTGGCCAAAGCTGCGGAGAAATCCAAAAGGAATCTATAGCAAGGCGCCTAATGCTAAAGGTTTTGTCATTGGCCGAGGAAACCATTCAACATAAAGTCCCAACTGTTGAAGAGATTCAAGAAATAATAGAGGAAGTTTTGCTCTCATCAAGATATAAAGAGACTGCAAAAACTTTCATACTTTATAGAGATCAGCACAGACAGATGCGAGAAATCGCAGAAAAGATGAACATAAACATTATGGATGAATACATTGAAGGCAGGGATTGGAAAGTTCAAGAAAATGCTAATATGACATATTCTTTGCAGGGCTTACACAATTATATATCATCAGAGGTGAGTAAGACTTATTGGCTGAATAAAATTTATCCATCAGAAATTAGGCATGCTCACGTATCCGGAGATTTCCACATTCATGATTTGGGAATGCTATCTGTTTATTGTGTTGGTTGGGATTTGCTTGATTTACTGCAGGTAGGCTTTAAAGGCGCAAAAGGTAAAATAGAGAGCAAACCCGCGAAACACTTTCGGAGCGCCATAGGCCAAGTTGTGAATTTCTTCTATACCCTCCAGGGCGAGGCTGCTGGTGCTCAAGCATTCTCTAATTTTGATACTCTTCTTGCGCCGTTCATCAGATATGATGGGCTAAATTATAATGACGTAAAGCAAGCTATGCAGGAATTCCTGTTCAATATTAACATACCAACGCGAGTAGGGTTTCAATCTCCTTTCACAAATCTGACTCTCGATCTTCAGCCTCCATCTTATTTATCTGATTTTCCGGTAATAATTGGCGGTGAGCCTCAGAAAGACGTCTATAGTGATTTTCAAGACGAGATGGATATGCTCAATCGGGCATTCATGGAAGTGATGTTAGAAGGCGATGCAAAAGGAAGAGTATTTACTTTTCCAATACCAACCTATAATATAACAAGAGATTTCGATTGGGATAATGAGGTGTTGGAACCACTTTGGAAAGCAACTGCAAAATACGGCATTCCTTATTTTGCCAACTTTATAAACTCGGATATGAAGCCAGAAGACGCACGAAGTATGTGCTGTAGATTGAGATTAGATACTAGGCATCTAAGACGAAAGGGTGGCGGATTATTCGGTGCGAACCCACTAACTGGAAGCATCGGAGTAGTTACCATAAATATGCCGCGTCTAGGATATTTATCTAAGAATGAAGATGAATTCTTTGAGAAATTGGGAAAGATGATGGATTTGGCGAAGGAAAGCCTCGAAATCAAGCGTAAAGTTCTTGAGCGTCTAACAGATAAGAATTTATATCCATATGCTAAATTCTATCTCAGGAATATAAAAAGCAGATTTGATGAATACTGGAAGAATCATTTTGCGACTATCGGTTTAATTGGAATGAACGAAGCTTGTTTGAATCTTGGAATAGGCAATATAGCAACAGAGGAAGGACGCTCATTTGCTCTTAAAGTTCTAGATTATATGCGTGACCGGTTAGTGGAATATCAAAAAGAGACTGGCAATAATTATAATCTTGAGGCTACTCCAGCAGAGGGAACATCTTATAGGCTTGCATTGTTAGATAAAAAACGCTACGATGACATAATTTGTGCAAACGAGGAAGAATATCAGAAAGGAGCGGAGCCATTCTATACTAATTCTACTCAGCTTCCGGTAAATTATACCGATGATATATTCGAGGCATTAGATTTGCAAGATGAACTTCAGACTAAATACACTGGTGGAACTGTTCTTCATCTCTTCATAGGCGAGCAGATACCTGATCATTCTGTTGTAAAGGATTTAGTGAAGACTATTTGTTATAACTACAGGCTTCCTTATTTCACGATCACTCCGACATTTAGTGTCTGTCCAAATCATGGCTATATTTCTGGCGAGCATGAACAGTGTCCAAAATGTGGAAGCCATTGTGAGGTCTATTCAAGAATCGTTGGATACCTTAGACCCGTTGATCAATGGAACAAAGGAAAGCGTTCTGAATTTAAGCTGAGAAAGACGTTTAAGATATCAACATGAGAATAGGCGGCCTTCTTAAGACCTCCCTGATTGACTATCCAGGGAAGATTGCAGCGGTTATATTCACTCAGGGATGTAATTTCCGTTGTTTTTATTGTCATAATCCAGAACTTATAGCTCAAAAAGATGGTGTCTATTCCGAGAAAGAGATATTAGATTTCTTGGGCAGACGTCGTAGGAAAATCAGTGGTGTTGTAATAACAGGTGGCGAGCCAACATTGCAAGAAGATCTCCCTTCTTTCCTGAAGAAAATCAAGGAGATGGGTTTTCTAATCAAACTTGATACAAATGGTTCTAATCCTAGAATGCTGGAGGAACTTATCGAACAGGATTTAGTCGATTACATAGCTATGGATATAAAAGGTCCATTTGGGAAATACCGAGACATCGCTTGTGCTGATGTAAATATAAATGATATAAAGGAAAGCATAAGGCTGTTGATGAACAGCAATCTAGATTATGAATTTAGAACGACCATCGGCAGAGGAATTCTTGATATGGATGATATCGAGGAGATAGCGAAATATATCGAGGGAGCAAGATTATATGCTCTCCAGCGGTTTAAATTTACGAAAGCATTGAATCCGAAACGTGCAAAGAACATTAGAGAATTCACAGACGATGAGTTACAAATGATTAAAAAACGTGCAGAATATTACGTTCAGAGATGCATTATCAGGTGAAATAAAATATCGCGTTAAACGCGTCTAAAATCGACGAGGAGACGAGTTTTTCTCGCACAAGTATGTTACTATTCGTTCGACGAAAACTCGTCTCTACGACCATTCTAGACACGTTTAAACGCAAAATTTGAGGGTGGTTGAGAGGTAATATGGCATCTCCAGAACTTTCTATTGGTATAGCAACATGCGGGCGTCCAAGAGTCCTAAAACGGTGTTTGGCATCTCTTGAGAGATTTGTAAAGATTCCATATAAGCTTATAATTCTCGACAACACCAAAGCCTTTACGAATGAAGTGGATATGTCATGGGCTGAGAAGAAAGCAGATATCTATCTAGACATAGCCGATAGAAAAATAGGATGTTGTGAATCGAATAATCTAATAGCAGATGCTTGCGATACAGAATTCTTAATGCATCTAGATGATGATATTTATTTCAAAGAAGCAGGTATTATTGAAACTCTTCTTAAGTTTGTGAAAGAACGAAGAAGACAAGGAGAACTTACAATTACATCTGTAGCTTGGTATGACAACTACTATAAATCATTTAGGCATGCTTCGATGAAATATATATTTGGCATTCAAAACGGAAGACCTTGTGTGAAGAAATATCCAATCCCATTTGAGTTTGCAAAGACATTCAAGATGGATTTTGTAGAGACAGATGAGTGTTTGCATTCTATGGTCTTGCCTATGGATGTATACGAAAAGGTAAGGTGGGACAATAACTTTTCATGGAAGGGAGATAGGCTGGATTTCTTTCTTCAATGTAAGCTTAAAGAAATTAAATGCTATATGTATACACGCCAATATGTGATTCACGACCCAAGACCTTTCCCTTATGGTTCTCTCTCATATGAATTTGACGGTCGTAAAGCCATAGAGTATTTCTGGAATAAGTGGAAAATATGGCCTATAGTTGGATGGGATAAATATCAGGATAAGCCGAGATAAAATGAGAGAGATAGAACAATTTATTGATAAAATCATCTGCGGTGACACTCTCGAGGTTCTCAAGCAGATGCCATCAGATTCAGTAGACTGCATTATTACGAGTCCGCCGTATTGGGGTTTGCGGGATTATGGAGAGGCAACTTGCAAGGTGTGGGGTGGAAACCCAGATTGTGAACACGAATGGGAAATTGTTGAAACGGAAAGACCCAATGCGTCCGGCGGAAAAACTGATTTTGCCAAAGAAAAATTCAATATCAAGGGCAAAGAGAATTTTAGAGAATTCGTTGGCTATCATAATAGGGTCACTAGGTCGTCCTTTTGTAAAAAATGTGGAGCATGGCACGGGCAACTCGGTCTTGAACCAACGCTTGATATGTACATAGAACATCTCCTCCAAATCACTGCTGAACTTAAGAGGGTCCTGAAACCAACCGGAGTAATGTTTTGGAATCATGGTGATAACTATGCGACGAAGAGCGGCAGCGGGAAAATATACGAAAATATTGCCCCAGGTTATGAAGAGCGGATTGGAAGTGCTGGTTTGAGGAGTAATGATCTGATTGAGAATCAAGGTATTCCAAGAAAGTCACTGTGCATGCAAAATTACCGACTCATCTTACATATGGTGGATGAACAAGGTTGGATACTTCGTAATATTATTATATGGTTCAAACCGAATCATATGCCTTCAAGTGCAAAAGATAGATTCACTAATTCCTATGAGCCAGTTTTCATGCTCACAAAATCTGATAAATACTGGTTTGATTTGGACGCTGTGAGAGTGCCATTTGCCCCTTCTACATTCAAAAGAGCGAAGGCGTTCAATAATCCAGAAAGAAGAAAGGACGACAGCGGCTTATATTTCAGCGGTATAACGGCTTCGAGACAAGATAAATGGTATAAAGAATTGGCTGAAGGCAGAAAGTTAGGAAAGAATCCTGGTGATGTCTGGAGCATACCAACAGAATCATTTCCTGATGCCCACTTTGCCACTTTCCCTCAAAGGCTTGTAGAACCAATGATAAAAGCAGCCTGCCCTCAGTGGATTTGTAAGAAATGTGGGAAGGCAAGAGAGAGGATAATTAAGTTAGGAAGAATTACCGCAAAAGGAGGGAGTAATAAAGGAAAAATGGCACAAAATAAGGAGAGATATCAAGGGGCGGAATGCAAATGTGTAAGGATGATAGCAAGAGAGCATATTACTGTAGGCTGGACAGATTGCGGATGCGGTGCAGGTTGGGACAGCGGAATAGTATTAGACCCATTCGCAGGCTCAGGAACAACTTGTCTTGTAGCGAAAAAACTTGGAAGACATTATATAGGCATAGAATTAAATCCAGAGTATGTAAAGATGGCCAGACGTAGAGTAGGTTATACCCAAAGACTTGATAAATTTGGGCTTGAGTTTAAATGAAAGTTGTATATACTCTTCCAGATTCATTTGACTTTTATTTTCAAGCAAAAAATTCACTGAAGACACTTCATAGATTTGTTGATCGTGACGAGGTTGTTCTTATTGTAAATCCAAAGCCAAGAAAGACCTCAAAGATCTGGAGCTTAAAGAGATATGCTGAAATAAGACCTGGAGATGAGTTTTATAGAAACTTAGAGCTACCGAACTTTAAATACAAAATAGAGATATGTGACATTGATGCAGATGATTTGATTTTCCTTGATTGTGATACTCTGGTATTACGAGATATAAGAGAGCTTCTTGGTGATTTTGATTACTCTGCAAGAGAAGAACCGTGTTTTAGATATAAGGGTAAGATTAAGCCAACTTGGGACAACAAAGCTTGGAAGGATGCTTTAAAACGCTTCAATAAGCCACAAGATGCTATACCAATAAACGATGGTTTCTTGATAATCAGGCATGGCATCCAAAAGAAGATAAAAGATGATTTTTTAGCAGCTTATACATTGTTCCACCAAAAGAAATTGAAGAGTCCGAATACAGTAGATGACATGCATCATAATGAATTTGCAGTCTCTATTGCCCTTGCTGGATATAAATTCAAACCAATGACAGAAGAACATCACTGGTTTGGCTGGAGACCAGAGCAGCCTAATGTCGTTCCATATGTTCTTCATGTGGGCACGGATAAAAGAGGTCTTGCTGGCTATAAGGAAAACTTGGAACGATGTCTGAAATTTATAGGTGATCTTTATGCCTTATAATGATGGATTCATTCCATGGTTACCACATAGACGGCTCAATCTTGTTCAAATTATGACAACTTCCGTTTGCAATGCTCGATGCATAATGTGCCCGTACCGTTCATCCTGGCATTACAAACATCCAGGATATATGCAAGATGATTTATACGAGAAAATACTCAACGATATAGCAGAATACGATCCCGAATTTGATGGCAAGTTCTGTCCATATTTAATGAACGAACCGTTTGCAGATAAGAAGATAATTGAACGAGCTGAATTGGCCTACAATATTCTTCACAATCCATATGTAGAATTCTCTTCTAACATGGAACTATTGAATGAAGATATTATCGATGATCTCTATGACATGTTTAAACGACATGGTTTCTGGGGTAAATTTACAATAAGCCACCATGGAATTAATAAGGAAACATGCGAACGGATAATGGGAATTAATTATGAAAAGGCCTTGAATAACATAATTTATTTCTTGCAAAAATTTCAAGGTAAGATGAAGATATCAATTCAAGATATGGCTTATTCAATTGATAAGCGATACGTTTTAAACCATCCAAGACAGGTTAAACGATACCTCGTAAAGATCTTGACAGAAAATGGAATAGACCCCGATAAATTGATTATCGACCCAAAGATTTTCCACAATAGGGCTGGCAATGTGAACATTGAGGGCTGGAATTATGATAAGATAGTCAGAAAAATAGATAAAGATCATCCATTTGATTGTCTACGAATCCATGGCTGTCTTCATGTGTTGTATAATGGCGAGGTTGTATTGTGTTGTATGGATTATAAGAAAGAGGTGGTAATAGGAGACCTAAAAAGGATGTCAGTTAAAGAGTTGTTTGAATCGGAACGCTGGTTAGAAGTTAAAAAGATGGTAAAAGGCGAAATAGAAACTCCAGATGATTTTATTTGTAAACGCTGTTTATCGCCGGGAGGATAATATGGAAACGAAAGGTAGTCATGCAATAATAGATTTATGGAAACCAGAAGATGAGCTATTCCTCACAGATATTGACCAAATGCGTTCTCTCGTACGGCTTGCGATATCTATGGGCGGAATGACGCCTCTCGAAGATGTGCATCACAAATTCGAAACAGATGGCTATTCGTTGGTTGTATTACTAAAGGAAAGCCATGTTGCGGTACATACCTATCCAGAACATAAATATATGTCCATAGACATTTATGCGTGTGGAGAAGGTGATGCGCTGAAGACCATGAAGACCATATTAAGTCGATTGAACCCAGAGATGTGTATTGCGAAGGTGATAAAACGTGGAGAATATACTATTTCTGATTCTTGATTCATGCCGATTTGATACATTCAAAGAGGCAAACCCCGGGAACTTCTTAAGGGTTGGAACGCTTCACAAAGTTTATTCGCCAGGATGCTGGACATTAGCAACAATACCAACATATGTTCATGGTGTGCCGCCTTTGGGCTATCCCGAACCTGTTATCCGTCGGTACATCTGGGGCTGGGATTCCATACGGGATGAGAAAGTCTTTTGGGCATTTCTAACCCCAAATCCTCTTATGCTTTATTATGCCAATTTTTTCCACAATTGGGATCTGGTAAAGGGGACCGAATATCCGCTTCATGCTGGTGCTAAAGAGATATTTCGGGATGTGAGAAAAATTATGAAGCGGAAAAGAAAGTTTGCAATATTCACATTGCTAATGGAAACTCATGCTCCAATGTTTGATGGCAAAAGACATTACAAAAAGCAATCACGGGAAGAACAGTGGAATGGTCAAGTTGCTGCCATTAAATATGTTGATAGCTTATTCGGTCAATTATGGAAATTCATTCCGGATGGTACAAAAATTGTCATAACGTCAGATCATGGAGAATTGATGGGTGAACGCAACGAAGATGGGAATGAGATGTGGGGCCATGACCCAAGGAATGCATACCTTGATTTTCATGTGAAGTTGTTCGAGATACCATATATAGAAGGATGGAAAGATGATGAAGGATGAAGTATTCCTTATTGCAGAGATAGGCATAAACCATAACGGTTCACTAGATATAGCAACAAATCTCATTGATTTAGCAATAAAATATGGATGGAATGCTGTAAAATTACAGAAGCGCAATGTGAGAAAAGTCATCCCAAAGTCAATGTGGAATAAGCCTAAAGAAACTCCCTGGGGCGAAATGCCATATATCGAATATAAGGAACGACTTGAATTTGGGAAAGACGAATATGATTTCATTGATGAGTATTGTAAACTCAAGGGGATAAACTGGTTTGCCTCAGCTTGGGACCTAGAATCACAAGAATTTCTGAGGCAATACGATTTGAAATATAATAAAATAGCATCTCCAATGATCACTTACAGACCGTTGCTCGAAATGGTGGCATCAGAAGGTAAATTGACATTCATATCTACAGGGATGGCAACATGGAAGGACATAGATAAAGCCGTGAAAATATTCAAAAGAGAAAAATGCCCATTCGTTCTTATGCATTGTGTCGGAACCTATCCAGCGAAAGATGAAGAGCTTAATCTTTCTTTAATTCCCAAATTGGCGAAGAGATACAAATGCGAAGTGGGTTATTCATGCCATAATCCAGGCGTTCTTCCGGCAGCATTGGCTGTAGTCTATGGTGCACGCTATATTGAAAAGCACATAACGCTTGATAGGACTATGTGGGGCTCCGATCAGGCGGCGTCTCTAGAACCTCATGGTATGGAGTTAGTTCGAAAATATTGTGATGCTGCACTGAAAATGATAGGCGACGGTAAGAAACGTATATTAGAGAAAGAAAGGGAAATTGCAAAGAAGCTTCGGTATTGGGAGGTAAAAGAGTGATAGTAGCTGAGAAAGTTATGAATATCTATGCGCATGAGCATATGGCAGTTGCATTGCTAATCGCAAAAAATAAGCAAGAAGTCAAAGAAGAAATTAAGGAGCGATGTTCGTATGAGCCTCTAGATGATTTCATCTATGATACAGGAATTCCAGCATATCCACCGGCATATGACAGAAAGGGAGAATACAAATTTTTCATCGTGAGATGGATTTATGATTCATCGGGATGAGGTGAGGCATTTGTTAGAGGATGAGAATTCTGAAGTTTTCAAATCAGTTGTTGGTGCATTGAGAAAAGCAATAAAGACGTTCTATAAAGAGCTTGAGAAGAATGGAATTGAAGGTGCCTATTTCCCAATGTCAATAACGATTTATGAAATAGATGTAAACTTCGAATATGTATTGGAGAAACTAAAATGGACAAATCTTGAACACTCAATAAAGGAAGAGGTTGAATAATGTCCAACATTGAATTTCTAGGTGTCATACCCGCAAGAGGAGGAAGTAAACGCGTTCCTGGAAAAAATATTAAAAAACTCTATGGTAAGCCACTAATCTATTGGTCTATTCTTGCTGCGAAGAAATCTAAATATTTAGATGATTTTGTGGTATCAACAGAGGATATAGAGATAGCACGAATAGCGAAACATTATGGTGCAAATGTTTTAGAAAGACCAGTAGAGCTTGCAAGAGATGACATATCTGTCTTTCCCGTGCTAAAACATGCATTGGAGCATATCGAAGCTAAGAATGTGGTCTTACTACAACCAACTTCTCCTATACGGGTTAATGGAATAATAGACAAATGCATAAGAACGTTTAAGCATCTAGAACCAGATTCTCTGGCTACCGGATACATATGCAAATGTTATGAATGGACAAAAATGCCCAACATGCCATCGCAAGAAATGAAAGGTTGGTTTTATAATGATGGTTGTGTAGAGATTCATTCGGCTGACGTAATTTTATCTAATAGACATTGGGGAGACAAAAGAATCAGATTTATTGTTCCTGAAATATATAATCATGAAATTGATACTTGGCTGGATTTCATTAAGGTTGAGGCTGTAATGCGGTATCTTGACAAAGAAGGATTATTAAAATGGGATGAAGATGGGGATATATGAACCAGATTCTATGCATGATGTACCACAGAATATTAAATGGGTTAAAGCAGATGGGTGTATAATTTGGGATGAATATGGCGATAAATATTTAGATTTTTCATCTGGTATATTTGTCGCAAATGTTGGTCACAATAATAAATATGTTAAAAGATATATCAAACGAGCGATAAAGAGCGGTGTATTCCATTCGTTTGCATGGCGAAACGAGTGGCGTGAGAAGTTCTTGGGCCTATTTCATGAGATCTTTCCATATAAACACTATAAAACAGCGCTATTCTCTGACGGCTCGATGGCTGTAGATACCGCGCTTCGATTAGCAAAGGAATTTACCGGTAGAAAGAAAATTGTAGCGTTTAAAGACTCTTATCATGGCAATACTCATGAATGTCGGAGGATATTATCAGAAGACGCTGACTATCTTCTGCCATATCCAAAGAGTCCGGATGCTGACTTTTATGAAGACGTCTCAATAGTTAAACGGCCAGAAGAAGTGGCAGCCATAATTTTTGAACCTTATCAAGGATGGTCTGTATACACTATACCAGATGATTATGAAGAAAGCATGGAATCTTGGGCTAATGAAAATGGAGTTGTCTTAATAGCAGACGAAATACAAGCCGGATTCTGGAGAACTGGAAAATTATTCTGTCACCAACATCATCACTTAGGTGGGGATGCGCATATTCAGCCAGATATGGTGATATGGGGAAAAGGAGTCTCTTCATCCCTCCCATTGAGCGGTGTTACAGGAAGGGAGAGGATAATGAGCTGCCTAGATGGTAAGACATATATTTCGAATACCCATTCTGGAAATCCAATTGCTTGTGCTGCAGCATATGGAGCATTAAAGTTTATGCTAGAGAAAAAAATCTGGGAGAATGTAAAAAGGAATGAGGAGGTAATGCGCCAAGAAATGTGTTCAATAATGCAGAAATTTCCCAATTTAATAGAGGATATAAGATGTATCGGTATGGTTGGCGCATTTCACCTTCCAAGAAAAGAAGATTCAGAAGAATTGTCGTGGAAAGTGCTGAAAAATGGTTTGATGCCCATATTTACACATAAAAAGACCTTTAAGATTGGTCCGCCTCTCATTATGTCTCAATCGATGTTGAGGCAGGGTTTTGAAATAATAAGAACATCATTGGAGGAGATGATATGATTCTCGATATTCGCCATCCCGCAATTGTAGCTGATGATGAAGAAGAATTTACAAAACTTATAAGATTTTATAAAGAGATCCTCGGGATGAAAGAAGTTTGGAATGAAATAGAAGATTATGAACAGATGAAATGTATGCTTGGTGATGTCGAAATCTATGGAAAGAAGATAAAAGATCAAGGCTGTGCAGTATGGTCAATTAAGCTTGCGGCAAAGTCTGGTGCAGAACTTGAAATAATGAAATTCATAAAACCACGGACGGTGAAAATCCTCCATGGATATTTCTGCACTGGAATTTCGCATATTTCATTTACGGTGGATGATTTAGATGAAACTATAAAAAGAATAAAGAAGTCAGGATTAGGAGAAATCATTTCTGAATCTTGTGAAGCGAAATTAAAGCCTGTAAAGATAGCAGTAGTTAAAGATCCCGGAGGGAATTTTATAGAGTTGGTGGAAGAGAAAAATACGGTGAGAAAATGGATAAGGCTGCTAAAGCGGGTTATGGGATCTTTGATTTAACTGGACGTGTCGCGATTATAACTGGTGGAGCCGGTTTATTAGGACCAATGCATGCAGAAGCAATCGAAGAGTTTGGTGGAGTTCCAGTTATCATAGATAGAAACAAATCGAAGCTTGACAAACTTCCTGATAGATGGATTAAATATCATGCTGATATCACAGATAAGAATAAAATGGAGGCAATAAGAGATGATTTACTTAATCAGTTTGGCCATATTGATATACTTATAAATAATGCAGCAAATAATCCAAAAGTAGAGGGCGATTCAAAAAATTGGGGTGCATTGGAAAACTTTCCATTGGATGTCTTAGAACAGGACATTCGCGATGGCTTAATAGGTGCATTAATCTGTACGCAAGTCTTCGGAAGCGTAATGGCTAAGCAAAGAAAGGGCTCTATTATAAATATAGGTTCATATCTTGGAGCACATTTGGGTCCTACTCAGTTTCTTTACGAGACTCCAAAGCCTGTATCTTATAACATTGTAAAAGCAGGTTTAATAGGTCTCACGAAATATACAGCCACTTACTGGGCTGATAAAAATGTTCGTTGTAATTGCCTAGTGTTTGGTGGTGTTTATAATAACCAACCAGAAGAATTTGTTGAAAAATTATCGAAACTTATACCGCTTGGAAGGATGGCCAGACGAGATGAATACAAAGGAGCGATTGTATTTCTTGCATCGGATGCATCCTCGTATATGACCGGTTCTATCGTTGTTATAGATGGAGGAAAGACATCATGGTAAAGCGAGTTAAGAAGGTTTGGGGTCAAGAATTATGGATTGTGAATACGGATAAATACTGTGGAAAGATATTACAATTGAAGGAAGGCCACAGAAGCTCATTGCATATGCACAGGAAAAAAGATGAAACATTTTACATCCTTGGAGGTAAGGTTTTATTCGAACTAGATAGAAAAAGGATGATACTCCGAGATGGAGATGTCATTCGTATAAGACCTGGTTCCTGGCATAGATTCACGGGGCTCACAGATGCAATAATTATAGAGTTTTCAACGCATCATAGCGATAAAGATGTGATAAGGAAAACACGCTCGGAAAGAATATGCAAATCAGTGAGTTAAAGGATAAGTATAAAGGCGAAGAATGTTTCGTTCTTGGAAACGGTCCATCTCTAAATCAACATGATTTATCAAAGATAACTGATAGATACGTCTTTGTAGTCAATGACTTTCATATGCATCCACTTTGGCCAGAATTCGAACACATATTTTGGTCAGAGGCTTCCCGAATCTCGTGGCTGTTTGGAAGATTTGATGATTGGAAACTGCGTCGTCTCTTGAAAAACAAAAATGCATTGTACTTTCTACGTAGCGAATTTAAACCAATAAACGATAGGACAAAACAATTCCCCGAAGATAGAATTTACTATTTCAATTGGACAAATAAAAGGCGAATATTTGATGGCGATTATGAATGGGATATTTCAAAGGAAATTATTTTTGGCGGTAGTGCAGTTATTACCTGCTCTATGGCTTTAGCCCAATATATGGGCTTCAAGCGAATATACATAATGGGCTGCGATACAACCTACTATTATGAAGTCGATAAGACTTTCAATAATGCATATTTCTATGATTGGAGGAAAATGCCAAAACGATACTGGCCAAGAATAACCGATGTCCGTGACTTAGATACGGCTTACAAATCTTGGAAGGTTATAAAGAAATTGTTTGATGAACGTGGTATAGAGATTTACAATCTATCCCGTGGCGGAAAACTCGATATATTTCCCTATAAAGACTATGAGGAGGTTTTATGATGAGATGCATCTTATGCAATCAAGAAATGGAGTTTTTAACGGATAATCTAAGAAATGGAGAAAAGGGAGAGATATATTATTGCAGACATTGTGATTTTGCTAGATTATTACCAAAAGATGAAATATCCTATAATAGCTACAGGAAAACACACGGCCCAACTATTGGAAAAGAAACAGATATTCAAAAACTCTTTGATATAGAATGTAGAAATCAATGGAGAAGACTCAGAATTCTTAGAAGGTATCTCGACAGGAGCAAGTCTCTTCTTGATGTTGGTTGCGGAGTTGGTGCATTTTTATGGAATATTAAAGGAAAAGTTAGTGTTGCAATTGGTGTAGAACCTAATAAGAGAGAGGCAGAATATGCAGAGGAGAAAACTGGCTATAAAGTAATTCATGGCACTATTGATGATGTACCGGAAGAAGAAGCATTTGATATTATTACGATGTTTCAGACCTTAGAACACATAGAGGATCCTGTTGCATATCTTATAAAGGTTAAGCAGCATCTAAAACCTGATGGGACCATAATAATTGAAGTGCCTAATCTTCATGATGCTTTGAAGGATTTATATAAAATACCATCATATGAGACGTTTTATTTTCACAAATATCATTATAATTATTTTTCGAAGCAATCGTTGCGCCTTCTCCTGAGAAGGGTTGGTCTAGAGGGAAGAATCTATTACACCCAAGATTATAATGTCTTTAACCATATTCACTGGATTATTGAGAAACAGCCACAAGAGTCTTGTGAAATCGGGCTTTGGGAAATATCAATAAGGCGCTGGTTGAATATAAACCCACTTGAGAAAAATTATATGCTAGACGAAGTGGAACGTCTTTTCAAGGAATTTAATAGGAATTATGAAGAGCTCTTGATAAAATTTGGGATGACGTCAAATTTAACATTCATTGGGCGGAATTGCGGAAAATAGGTCGTAAAGGGTCTAAAATTATCGCGTTAAAGGCATCTAACACGCACGTAGAGACGAGTTTTTTCAAAATAAGTATTATGATACTTGCGGGGATAAAACTCGCGTCTACGGCCACGTTAGACGCGTTTAACGCGATATTTATTTTTTACATCATAATGATATATGCCTTCCAGTCTTTTGGCATTTTAAAAATCTTATCATTCTGTGGCTCAACTAACCAAATCTCCTCTTGATCATCGATGAAGACATTTAGTGCATGACCACCACGAGAAGTCATTACCCAAATGATTCCAAATGGTAAAGCTCCATAACCGGGAGTAGAAAGTTGACCCATAAGGCGATAGGAAAAATCATCGCAGTCATAGAATTCTGGAGTGTAGAGGAAGAAATTTGTAGAATCTTTTGAGAGAAATTTTCTAAGTGTTTCCTTTGGTACTGTCTTATAAACTGTATCCGAAAGATAGATTCTTCCAGTATCAAATTCCGACCTTAGAAGAGTTAAGATTTCAGAAGCATCATAAGTTCTTGTATATTCGAAAGGAGAGGCGTTAATATCATAACACTTGAGGAAGTTACAAAGAACTTTACGGATATTTGACAGCATAACCCTCCTTTAAAAGCAATTTATTGATGTGCGTCCCATCTTGCAAATACATATCACACAACCATCTTCCATATTTCCCTTTACCATGAGAGATGATATAGACATCCTTCCCAAGAACCAATTCCTTTAGCCTATTTCTAGCTGCTTTTGCTTTGAGCCGTTCTCTGAGATCCTTGGATTTTAATTCTGGAGTGTTTATTCCCACTAGTCTAATCTTTATTTTCCTAAAAGTATTAAATCCCAAATCAACCAAGGCTGTACAGGTATCACCATCATAAACTGATAAAATTTTAGCTTTATATTGATAGAGTTTAACCATAAAACTCACCCGAAATGTATCCTTCTATCTTTATATGGAAATTATTTGCTGGGTCGATAAACTCAGAATAGTTTTTCACATATAAGATGATATTATCGTAGGCATCATTGATTCTTGTACCAGCAATAGGTGCAAGCATTATAGTATTAAGACCTCTAAGGGTTGTATCGTAGAAAACTGGTTTTCCGAGTATTTGATAGAGAGTCGACACAGCACCTGGAGTAATATGGTTGTATAATTTATCCCTTTGATTTTTATCTAAAATAGTTTCGAATATAACAGAATAGTTGGAGATTTCTAAACGGGTGCAGGTTGCATCGATATAATGTGGAATGGAAAGGGATGAGTAATAAATTCTTATTAATTTTGGTCCAAATGTCATTCTAATTTTACTCCTTCAATTTTTATCCTAAATGTTCCATCCCGAAGAAGGTGTTCAGAGTAATTTTTAACGGCTATTTTCACAGGCTCTCTCAAATCGAATAAACCTGTGCCAGATAATGGATACACCCATAGAGTATTTCCTGAGTTATAAGTTGTATCGATATACTTAGGCTCTCCAAGGATGTTATATAACTCCGCTACTGCGCCAGGAGTTATGTTCTGAAGTAGAGCGTCCCGATGAGAACTACGCATAACTACTTCTAGGATTACATTCCAGTTCTCTTCGTCCCATCTCAGGCACATTCCATAAGCTATAGTATTCATTTTTTAAAGGCTATATTCAAAAATGGTAGATTAGATTGAACTTCCGACATATCTATCCACGGACTGAAATATGACCATGCAGGCTCTGTTGATGCATATTTTAAAATTGCTACATAGTCAATATAAGCCTCGTCACCATTTCCATATCTATCTTCAAGTCGAATATTTAAAGCCTCATCGGGAATGGGAGATGATTGTGCGTATTTTAATTTACCATCTATATACATTTTAACTTCATCGCTCTTCCATTTTGCGAAGCATTTGTATATTGTATCTGATGTGTAACTTATGTTTCTATAACCTCCACTATTGTCATTATGAACCATCAGATATAACGCTATTGGGCTTGTATCAAAGTCAAAATCAATATCATCATCTCTGTTATTTCTATATTGGTTTGCAAGCATAAGATGGAAATCATCATCGTTAGACTCAATGTGCTTAATCTTCACTTTCATGAAAAAACGCTTTGGTCGAACGAAAGTATCAACTGTCTTCACTTTGACTCCGTTCTTAAGTCTCAACCAGGTGTTGCCAGATATTTCTGGAGAGCCGGCATCTGTTTGCCATTTATCTGTATCATAGCTTTCAAAATCATCAAAGAAAATAAATGTATTTTCACCATCGCTATACTGACTTGCTGATGAATTCCCAACGAACATGTAGAATGTATCGCTTCCATCACTTGGGCATTTCACCCAGATAGTTGCACTCGTAGCATCACTCTCCTCAATCCATTGAGCAAGTTGAGTGGCGATGGATGGGTCATTTCTAGTGCCAAAACGAATGTCATTCGGAAAATTCTCACAATGATTATCGCAATAAATTATTCCATCAGCGGTATCATCCTCACCTTCTCCAGCATAAACTGTTAATCTCATCTGATAGTTAGCACTAACATTAGCAGCATCAGAAATATCAATTTGTTTATAGTAAGACCATCCTGATGAAGGCTCCAAGGCCATATCTAATCCCTATTTCCGACATCCTCCACAAAGTACCTAAATTCTTGGACTTTCTAATCCTATACAGCTTTTTTCGTTTCCATCGTTATAGTTCATACGTCATTATATTTGAGACTCTATCTTACGCTCAAGCCGTGCAACTTTAGCTGCAATATCATATGGAACTGTACCATAATTGATTCTTGTAGTGAAACCATTCTTATCTATCCGTTGCTGATATGATGCTATAACTAATGTCTCATTGATTCCAACTTCTGGGAGATAAAGCCTGAATTTATTTGAAAGAGAAATATCTGTTTTGCCTTTAATTGTCACCGAACCTGTTTTAATTCCATCTTTGTAAGTCTCGACATATCTTCTTGCTAGGGTTCTTGCATCATCTCTTGTGGTTATAAGCGGTTCACTTACTTTATAAAAGTGAGGACCATAAGTTTGAATCGAACCAGAATCCTTATATCGTCCTGTGACGTAATCATAATTCCAACCTAATACGAGATCGAGTTTTTTATCGGGATGTAGAGTCCAAGAAGAGCCACTATCGTAGGAAACTTTCAAACCCTGAGCAAGATCTTCGACTGAATATTCCCATAGGGCACCGGATATCCAAGGGAACGCGCCAGAGGAGGCAACAACTCCTTGAGAGGAATACGCTGTATCAATCATGCGGAATACGAGAGTATTGAAATTATGCGGCGACCCTCGTCCAAATTTTATATTCTGATCTAGGGTGAGGTCTGAAAGGTTAATTGTGTCTTTCAATGTTTCATCGATGTAAAAATAAAGTTTGAGGCCCGATATCATACATCTGTATGTGCTAGAGCCCGTTGGTTGCCATGCACCAAATTTGACCTGGGGTTTTGCTGTATCATGCTCTGTTAGATCTACCATTACGAATGCTCTCACTTGTTTCTGAAAAGAATCCTCGAAGAAGAATGGAAATGTATAAGGAAATCCACCATCAGTCATGAATTAATAGCTATGGCTCTTCACATTCGTTAAGGAGCGTTTCAAGATAATGCTTGGAAAGTTCAACATATGGTGGTGAATAGTACATCATCCTGCGGAGATAGTCAATTAGTTCTCTAGAAATCGCTATAGCTTCATTCAACGTTAGAAAACCATCTAATAATCTTACTAGTATTAACATTTCTTCCTTCATCTCTTGATCATCGACTGCTGAAAGATAATTGTAAAATATAGTGAGAACATCTCGTATAAATTTAGCAAGATTTGGAGAAAGCGGTTCCCTCACAATTCTCTCCCGAAAAATATCCCTAAATTTCTTGATTGACTCATATATCTTATCGTCTTTTTCGATCTTCTCTCCTTCAATCGCCTTTCTGATTTCTTTTTCAATATCCGATACAGTCCCCCAAAGTTCTTTGATGAAATCCTTCGAGAGTATCAACGGAATAAATTTTCTAGCTTTTAATTCACCTTTAACTCGTTCAAACACCTCGTTCATAATACCCCTCAAATAAATCTATGGCTGATTTTTTATCAGGAGAAACCCTAGCCTTTATATCGTTTAGTACATTAATATCCATAAAGCTCTTGATAAGTTGAAAAACTTTTCCGTGCTCAAGCATACATACTGTTGGGATAGGCGTAAATAAATCGCCTGTAGTTTCATACTGTGCACCTAAACATCCAAATGAACACATAGAATTGAGAGGACAGTGTTCGCACATAGGAAGTGTTTTTGCAGAAAGCGTATGTATGGCTAAATATGGGACTATGTTTTTCGATTTGACATAGACATTTTTTCCGTCAAACTTGAGATATCCAGCAACAAAATGCTCATAAGACGTTCTATGGCATGGCACTATGGCAAGATCATTAACTCGAATGTGCAGTGCAGATTGAATGGAGCAACCAATACCTCTTCCTATCGTTGAAAATGGTGCGGATAGTAAATTATACCCTCTTTTTTCGAATAAAAACTCGAGAAAATTTTCCTTTTGCGATTTGCAAGGCGTGTGAAATGTCCATTTAACAACATTATCAATAAAGGTCATGAATGCTTTGATTTGTTCAACCGTCCATTCAGGGTTTCGTACTTCCAAAAGATAAAGGCTGCTAAATGGTATGTTGAACTCTTGGAATTTTTTCTGAAACCATAAAAAATTATCAAACCATTGTTCTATATTATTTGAATATATCATCGGGTGAAATCCAATTTTATAGTGAGTTGCAAATTCAAAAATTTTATCCGCCCAAGCATCAAAATCCACAGATTTTTTCACTTTGAATGGTCGATTGATCGCCTGCATTAATTTTCCGTCCCAGGATGAGGATATGAGGAAGGGCCTTCCAAGATCCTTTCCTAACTCAATTAATTCTCTAACTCTCTTATCTTTCTGCATATTCAATAGGAAAGTCATATTAGATGGGACTACTATTTCCTTAGCGTCTGTCTCTATTAAAAGCCGTTCTATTATATCTAATACATAGTCTTTTATAAGAGGTTCTCCTCCGAATATCTCAATTCTTCCCTTAAAACCTGAATCCTTAAGGAAATCTATTATCTTCTTCGAGTTTTCTTGGATTGAAGAAATCGAAATATTTGGATTCAGCTCTTTTCCATATTTGTTGAGATAACAATATTTGCACGCCAAATTGCAATAGGGGTCTATTATAAGCTCTATTGTGCTATAATTTGGCATTTTTTCAGGATGTTTAAATCCTGAAAGAAATGTGCGATTTAGAAAATTAACAAGAACTTTTGCATCATCATCCAAGGGTATTAACCGCATCTTTAATCACCTCGATAAAAGCTCCATTTCCAAATAGTCTAATCAAAGAAAGGATTGGAAGATGGATAGAGCCTGAATTCAATATCGATTCGACTGGGCATCCGACTGCTGCATGAAGAAATATACTCAATAGTTCCCTTAGCTCAGGTAATCTTAAATAGTATTTGCCGACTTCTCCAGCGAGTGCCATTTCGTGAATGATCGCTGAAGTAATAGATACACGAAATCGAAAGAAATCATGATAGGCTCGACCAAGGTAGGCAAACCGTGAAAAATCGTTATCTTTTATTGGGACCACAAAGTTTTTGTTGGCTGCGTCAATAAGTCCTTTATCAAGAAGTGAGACATCCCAATTTTGATATGCATCCATCCTAAGTATTGCATCTAAGTATTCTTGACGATCTAGGAAAAATGTCCTGTGGCATGGATGGACTGTAAGCCCATCTAGGCCTAAATTCGAATCCATTGCTGAACAGGTGAATTCATGGTGTCTTGCATATAGGTTCTTACTAAATTGAACAAGTCGAATTAGTCTAAAGGTGTAGTCGGAATGTTGGCCAATACTATGTACTTGTTTGAGGAAATTAGCAAACGTCTCACCGTCTAATTTTGTATATCGTCCAGGAACCTCAAGTGTTGGATAGCATTTGAGAATAAATGCCATATTGGATTCTTTCTCTTTTATTGATGAAAACAACTCATCCCAAAATGAAAAATATTCCTCTATTAGATTTCTATTTAACATATATCGCATATTTTCAGTAGTGATTGTTGATTTAAAATGAATTAATGGTTTTCTCTTGAATTCCAATTGTTTTGCAAAATCAATGAGCTCGTCAATGTTTTCAAGAATTCGCTTAGTTAGACCTGGTGCACGATTATAATCGGTGATAAAGTCTGGCCCATCAAGAGATATTTGAATTTTTAATTCTATATCTATATCTTCGAATACCTTCAATAGGTGTTTAATAGGTTTTATATTTACAAAATTTGTGGAAAAAGTGATCGAATCTAGCTTATTTATAGATTCTGCAAATTTTTTCAATTTTGGCAGTAAATTCTCTAATGATACTGTAGGTTCTGCACCCCATAACGATATCGTTCTTAAATTTGGAAATTTTTCTTTTACGATTCTAGTTTGTTCATTTGTTAAGGTATTCTGAATTATGTCGTTATGTATGTTCGCCATTGCAGAACATTTAGGAATATAGCAGTACCTACAATTGAGCGGACATAATGCAGATGTGAACAACTCAAGTGCTTGAATTTCTCTAAACTGGTGAATTATATCCCGAGCAGTCGACATAATAACCTCCGTTGTAGGTTCCTTTATCAGGTGCGGACAGTGCGGATTCATCATGGGTTCCATATTCATTTATATCATTGTTTGAATATATAGTGGCTTCATGACCCCAGTAGTTACCAGTTTTGTGATCACTCTTATAGGTTCCTTTATCGTAATTATCAACTGTTGTGTTATATCCCGATTTATAGCTTGAGTCATAAGAGCTATGGACTGAATCCTTATCTGTAACGCATGCGAGATTATCAGAAATATAATCTATATTGTCGCGAAGTTCGATAACATGAGCTTTCTTAATAACATCGCCAACATCTATTGGCGTCCAGGTAAAAGCCATACTATCACCTAATTGCCATTATAATAGGGTGACCACGTATCGGAATCGTAGGGATTTTTGTTTACAAGCAATACGTAGGCTTCATTTCCGTTATATACCGTAGAATACTCATCTAAATCGACTGTGTCATTATTATTTGTATGAACAGCTGAGTTGTAGGAGCTATCAACACCGCTATTATAGCTTCCCTTATAACTGTAGTTGTCGCCGGAATCAACGCTGTATTTATAGCCAGAATCGATACTATTGTTGTAAGTGCCATCGTGAGCACGACAGTAATTCATATCATCGGCATAATCGGTCTTATCTCTTAATTCCTGAATATGGTCTTTCTTGATAATCTGACCAACACTAACTGGAAAGTACGTCCAGGATGGAGAATCCAATTGCAATTCATCATAGAGGTCTTCGAGATTATCTTTGATTTCGTTGAAGTGTGCAGCTTTTATAAGATCCCCTTTATTTATAGGAGTCCAAGAATATCCCATATTCTCTCAATTAGCCATATACAGCAGTGGGACCAAGTGGCTTCCAGGAAGTTCCATCATAAATATACAACACATGCTCATCCGTTTTATAAAATACATCACCTTCAGCTGGAGAAGCGGGAAAAGATGTACCGCTCATAAAGTAGTGAGCACCTTCAAGCCATTCAGTCTTTGAAAGCTGATCTCCAACATCTCTATGCTCAATCCCTCTCGCCATAATTTCACCTATAGATCGAATTCAAATCCAAACATTGGTTTTGCTGGATGGGACATATCACATAAACCGATCATAAATCTTGGTCTATATCTACCATCATCGGTGCGCCTGTAATTCCCAAGGCCTTTATTCCCGCTTTCATATTTGTCTATCCGTACTTTGGCAAGGAAATTAATTTCATCAGTAAATAAGGATGATGGAAGGTAGAAATAACGAGTTCGTGGTGTGATGTCTTGTAAGAACGTATTGGCTGATGCATATCCTCTTGGTTTAGCAACAAAATCTACTTCATTATTCCCAGAATCATAGACCACATCACCGTAATCGATACTTCCATAATCCCAAGTTCCATATAATGTTGGTTCTGATGAAAGCACATCTGTATAGTCCGGAAGAGGAGAATATGAAAGTTTCCACCAAATGTTTGAGCTAGCACCGGGGAAGTGGAATACTGCCCAATATGCTGCGCCTCCTGAAAGATATAGATGATTGGAAAATGTATAGAATGGAAGCCAAGTACCAGAAGGGTCAGCCTGAATATCGACACCATGCCAGGTTATAGTATTGGAGGATGCAACTATGGATCCAGGTTCTCCGGAATTATCATTTCGGATATCTCCCGCAAGATACAGTGGAGTATTCTTGCCTTTGCTTCTCGTAGCACGGAGTTTTAATGAGGTTAATCTATTGGTTTCTAGTGCGGGCACTCCAAATTGCTGTGCAACGAATGTTGTTGCTGATGATATCCAAATCCAATTCCCAGATGTAAAGGGTGGGAGTTGATCAGGAATAATTTGTTCGTATTGTTGAGAACCAACCACTAAGACGTCATTTCTAATATAATCATCTGAATGCTCTAGGGGTTCCATTTCAAGAATGTCTGATGTTGTTACGGTAAATTGAACAGAGGATGATACGGTATAATATCTAAGTTTTCCATATTCATCAACAAAGAAATGATGACCATCGAATTTTGCTATGCGTGCTATCGCATCCCCAACGGCCATCAAGGAAACATCAATGTATTCAATATAGCTTCCATCCGTTTCCCTGACATCCGGTGGTGTTATATAGATTCCATGCCCGGAACAATATTGGGCGACAAGAGATGAAACTATATAAGCTGAATATTTTTTTTCGAAATAAGTGTCGCCAGATATCATGAATCGCCAGAGATCGTATGTACGTCCAATACATTGAAGATAGAAGATCTTTACTCCGCTAATTCTTGTCTGTATTCTTGAAACATATCCAGAGAATTCTAGATGCCCATCTATATAAATATTGACTCGCGAATTTATAGATACCTTCTCCTCAAAATCTGGTATGTTATAAAGCGCGACTTCTGCATCTTTATAGTAGCTCTCGTTGGAATGGTTTATAGTGAGAGATTCTAGATTATCTCCAGAGGAAATGGTAAGTTCGTTTTCTTCACCTGGATTGAAAACAATTGAAAATGACGTCATGATGTGGGAGCGGCAGCTCTGGCTCTAAACTTTAGCTGACTTACAAAATCTTCTAGACTTGCAACGTGCTCAATAATTATTGGTCCTCTGATGATAAATTCTTCTCTATTCGTGGTGATGCGCTCGGGTAAAGGCCGTTCAACTACGCTTCCATATTGCATTCGCAAGTCTGGGAAATATCGTGGGATGATTGCTCTAAGAAGTTTCTCACCATATCTTCTATATCTTCCTGCAAGTGGTATAACAGCTTCTGGTCCAGCTTCACCAATTAAAGCATTCACTGGTCCTTTGACTATCGCACTACGTTTAAATGAGGCTGCTTTCATTGCAAGTCCGGCGATACCACCGAATGCCCATGGCCACGGTTTGTTGACATATTTTCCTATAAGTTCCTGGTGAATTTTATGTACCTCGTCGGTAGTGCCGACAGCCTTGCCTATGATATGGGATAAACCAGTTGTGGATTTTGCTATAAAAGTCGCTTCATAAATTTTTTGACCAGTTGCAGTTCGCTTATCAGTATCTTTCCATTCTATCCAGATGCCAGCGACCTTCCCTTTATCCTCTGGTTTTGGCGGCGGTGGAGGTGGTGGTTTTTCCCCTCCTCCACCTCCTCGTCCACCTCTTCCACCACCTCCGCCTCTACCGCCGCCTCCGCCTGTAACTGTGTTCACAATAACATCTATTACCCAACCTATGCCCCTTTTGAAGGTTGCTCCTATACCAGAAAATAGATCGCATATTGCGTCCCACAAAGATTTTTCGGTGCTTTTAGTGGTATCTATAGTAGGTTTAATATTAAGGCTTCTCTCATCTACAGGAAGAGAGTCTAAAAACCGCTGGACTTTTTGAACCTGTTCTGGCTTTATGCCCTTAGCCCAATCAGCTTCGCCTTGAAGCAGAGCATCAATATTGATAGCTGGGATATCGGTCAAAGTTGATAATCTTTGTTTTAATTCGTTTTTCAAATCATCCGGAAGCGTCCTAACTCGTTCTGCAAGTGGCACTCCCTGCAGCAATGCTTCGATATTGAAATTCAAGTCTTCTGAGGTTAAGATAGATGAAATGGCCTTCATCTTATCTGAGGATAGACCTGAAATAAAGTCCTTCCAGTCATCGCCATCCCATTTAGAGACTATATCTACTGATGTACCAGACATCATAGCAACGGCTTTGAAAAACGCATCTCTTCTATCACCGCTTAATGAAGTAATAAATGCGTCCCAATCCTTACCATCCCATTTTGTCATCATATCTATGGTGAATGAAAGATCCTGTGCTCGCATGGTGGCAACCAATTCTTCGAAATTTCCGCCAAATCGATTCATAAGCGTGTCTGCAAAATCCCAAGTAAGAGCAAATTGCAAAAGATCTTTATTAGACCGATAATAGGTGTTAACCAATTCATTGAGTGTTTTATTCATCTCAGAGAAGGTCCCGCTAAGAGTATTTGCTGCTTCTTGGAGTTTAGTGGTGATGGAATACATAGAATCTTCACTGTCATACGCATATTGCGCTGCATCTGTGAGTTCGTTAAGGGAAGAGATATGCAATCTAGTTGCAATCTCTGCAGCGGTCATACCACGTTCGTATATTCCGGCATTCTTGGCCACTTTAACTAATGCGGCAGCAACTAATAACTGAGCATCAGAGAAGTCTGAAATCGAGCGATATGATGTACCGTATAGTTTGTTGAGGGTCTTTAAGATGCCACCATAATCGTCACCGAATTCCTTGGAAAGACCAAGCTGTTTAACTAATTCATCATAGACATCTGCGACACTATCGGTTTCATCAGCCTCATCCTGTAATGCTCTAGCTAATCTGGCAACCACACCAATTATATCACCAATGCTCTGGGAGAGATCATCATTGATTTTAAGTAACTCAAGATTATATGTGATTATCTCACCCGTATTGTCTATAAGATCGAAATAGGATTTTGCAACATCGGAGGATACAGCACCTATGTCTATGAGATCACCAATCAAAGGAGTGAGAACATTTCGAAGATCTTCAGTTGCAGAAGAAAATCTAAGCTGTGCATTTCTGAATGCTACAACTGTATTTATCTCATCATCAGTGAGGAATGTAAGCCTCTCTAAACCCTTACCTGTTTTAATATAATTCTCAACGAGCTCTTTCTGTTCTTCATTCAATCGCCCATAAATAGCTGCAAGCTTTGGATGAAGTTTAAGGAGTTCGCCTTTAGCCAACATCATGTCCTTGTAAGTATCGACCACGCTTTGATTTATGAAACCCTCTTTTGCCAGTTTCTTAAAGAGGTCTCCTAGTTGTTCATCCTCATCGACTCTTAATTTGTAAAGCTTATATTCTATATCATAAAGTTTTTTCCTTGCCTCGAACAAAATCTTACTCTTCTCAGCTAATATCCTACTTCCTTTCTCAAGAAGATATTGGTATGCGTTTTGTTTAGCCTGAAGTTCAATATATTCGGCCTCTGCACGAATATATTGTTCCCTTAATCGTATTAGTTTTTCTGTCATATCCAAAAGATCTTTCTGAACTGATGTTAGTTTTATGGTCGTTGTTCCAGATTCTGTTTGAACTTCTATACCGTGTTCCATAATGAAATTAAGCTTTCGTTGTGCAGCCTCATAGTCTTTTGTTGCAGATGCCAATTCGTCTTCGAGTTGCATTCTTTGCTTCATAGCTGCAAACAACTTATATTCGGCATTTCTTGCTTCTGAAGATTGTGCACCGTATAAAGCAAGAGTATTGGCAAGATTTGATAACGCTTCTTCTTCTTCTCTTGCGGCTGCTGCAAGGTCTTTCTCGGCAATAAATGCGCTATGCATAGCATCTGCCATATCTTCCATAATACCTACGACCTCATCGTAAGGACCTGGAAGTTCACGAATTGACTGAACCAAATCCTTGAGCGATGATAAAAACCTCTTTGAGACTAGATCTAATTTGGATTGAGCGTTTACATACCGTTCGGTTGCGTCTTTTATGGCACGCAGATTATCTGGGGATTCTGCCAAAGTCCTGTTTAACTCGTTTTCAGCTTCTCTAAATTCTTCTGTAGCATCTGTTATTTCCTGGATAGAATTCTGAAATGCTAAAAGTTCTCCTGAAATTTGGGCAAAAGAAGTTGAAACGCCTCTAAGGGTAGTCGTAAACATATCTTCTAATGCTCCTATGCTATCTTGAGCTATTTTCACCTCTTTGGAAAACTGCCTTGCCTGTTCAATTGCGCCCTTTCCCCAAACTGATGTTGGCAATGTCGTCTTACCCGCTAATGCTTGCCTTATCTCTTCAACGGAATATCCAGTTCTTTTTGCAATCTCTTCTATCACATCCGCATAGGCTTCGGGATCTTTTGCCATATCACGCCAGAGCCTTCTGGCCAACTCTGCTGTTCCTTTATGCTTTAAACCTATTCTTTGGAGGAATCCTGATATAGCATCCTCCTCTTTCTTAAATACGTCAGAATAATTAGCCTTAGCAAAATCTTTAATGGTATTTTGCCAATCTTCGGTAAACCTAATTGCATCAAGCATAGATGTGTTAAGATCCTCAAGCGGGTCCTTTGCCTTTTTCGTTTCACTCCCGAATAATACCATATAAGATACGAGAGAGCCAATAGCTATGAGGAGAAGAGTGATGGGATTGGCCAACATTGCTGCATTTAAGGCAAGTTGTGCAGCTGTAGCTTGACCAGTCATTATTGCCAATTCGCGTTGAGCTTCAGCATACAGACGTTGTGCTAAAGCAGCTTGAAGCGTTATTTGAGCATTTTTCGTCATTGCTGTTGCTTGTAGTATTTGTAATCCTGTGACATATTTGCTCATGATTGAAACCGCAAACATCGCAGCTTTATAGCCGATAAGCATTGAAATAAGAAGTTTGATGGCAGGGAATATTGTGCCTTTCCAGTACTTGAATGCATTTGCCACCGATTCAATCATAGGAACAACTTTAGCTTTGATTACACCAGCAGCCCATTCGAAGACAGGAATCAAGGATTTGCCGAGAGTAATCGATGCTGCTTGAAGAGCATTTGAAACCTTAGTTAGTGCACCCCATAGAGTTCGTTCTTGATATTCCGCAACGGTTTCGGTTATGCCTTGTGAACGTTCTAGCATCGCGGTAAAACGAGCGATGTCATCAGCAGACTGTACTAACACTACAGCAGATGCTGCGGTTCTAGCTCTGAACATTGCGGATGCTTCTGCTGCACCAAAACCAGCAGCCTTCAATTTATATAAGATTTCAACCAAATCATAGTATTTGGGATTCACATCATCCGCTGTCAAACCTAGCTGCTCCAGGGTCTCTGCAGCCTGGTCCGTTGGCTTCAATAATCTTGTGAGTATCATATTGAGTCTTTGTCCTGCCTGCGAGCCTTCCAATCCACGATCAACCAAGGCTGATAACGCTGCGACTGTTTCCTCTATTGAAAGATTTAGAGAGCCAGCAGTTGCGCCTACGTATTTCATCCCTTCTCTAAGCCTATCGAAATTCTGGAATGATTTAGTTATAGCTGCAGTGAAGACGTCAACTACGTGTGAAGTTTCAGAGATATCTAGTCTGAATGCTTTTAGTGCGGTTAATACTGCATAAGTGGCATCTTCAAGCGTGCTTTGAGTAGCCGCAGCATAATTCAATATTGGTATGAGCTCGCGTTTGGTTAATTTCGAAACGTCGTAACCAGCTGATGCAATTTGATAAAATGCTTTGGCCACATCTACTGCCGAAAAGACAGTTTCCTTAGAAAGTTCTAAAGCAAGTTTTTCTAGGTGTGCAGTAACCTTTTCGAATGCACCGCCAAGATATCCTGAGATAGTAGCTGCGTTTACTATGGCACGTTGAAATTCCTTTGTTGACTCAGTAACCTGACCTATACCACGAACTATTCCCATGACCATCTGCACACCGATGGTGAATGTAATATAGTGAACTATTTTCGTAATCATGTTTCTGAACGATAGCATATCCCTTAAAACCGAAAAGAGAGAGCGAGAAACCTGTCGATGCATAGTATCCATTGCACGTGGGAAGCCAAGATAAATAGGCTGAGCAGCCTCTTCAAATGCCTTGCCTATTCTCCTTCCGCCTTTCCCAACAATAGCAGCTGTCTTCTGACTTTGTTTCGCAGCCGTCTTAGCAATATTCTGAAAGGCTTTTTGAAATTCTTTAGGAGCTACTCCAAGAGGTTTAAAACCAGTGGAGATTTCTTTAGAGATTTGCTGTAACCCAGTCTGGAGTAATTTACGAAATTGTTTAAGCTGTGCAGTAATTCCTCGGAAGTCGAGGACAATTCTTACAGAAATTTCCCCAAGACTAGGCATAATCCATCCTATTTACAACATCCAAATTCTGGATTGCCTCTAAAACGCTCAGAAATGGCCATAGAGACGAGTTTTTATCATCCAAGTATCTTACCATTCGTAAGCTCGAAAGTCGTCTCAGAATTGATTCTAGGGGCCTTAGACGCGATAATTTGAGCATAGTTGAAACTTCAATCGACCTCAACAAGCTCAAAGACATCACGCTCGACTAACTGTCCAGATCCCCAAATGCCCCCCAGATTGTGCCAGCCTACCCATTCGATGATATAGATACCTAAAGGATCATCTGAGGATGTTTCGATAAAGTAATGATATTGTCCTGTATTATCTTTAACTGGATCCCCACCATCTATCAGTAGAGTCCCATCTGGCTTATAAACATTAATTTTTGGATAAAGTGGGTCAACATAAACCCCATTTGACTTAAATTCTACAGAAGCCTTGATTGTATTCCCTCTTTCATACTTAGTTATTGCCATATTATGCAGAGATATAAGATGTATACACATTCATGACAGGAGAAGTTGATGTGCTAATTGAGAATAGCGGAGAATTACTAACTACTATGTCATATAACGAGGAGTATGCGGGTGTGATGCTATATAGTTTACTCGAATCAGGATATATGCCGAGGATTCTTGATTTGCGAACTACAGCTTCATCTATAAACAGGTAACTAACAAGATTTACTGATGTCCTAAGCACTCTTTTTACAACCCCTTGCAACATAATATCAATTGTATGATGCACTTCCTGAGGTGGCAATGCCAGAAGTGCATCAAAGAATAGAGATGTTGCAAGACTCTTTGTGAGAATCATATCGGTATTTAACTGCTTGGAGATTAGGAGCTCCATCATAGTATCTAAGACTACATCTCGTCTCATAATTTTTTTGAACAATACATCTGTTGTAAAATATTTTATTGTCGTTATGCCAAGTAATGTATCGAAAAGAACCAACCTTAACCCACCAACTCGAGTTAACACGATTGAGAAGATAAATTCCTCTTCGAGCCCAAAAGCATTAAGTATTGCTTTAAGGGTGTAATCTTCCTTTGCTGCAATCTCAAGCAAACTATCGATTCCGTAATTTAACGCACGAAACATGGAAAGAATCGTATCAAGGACGTGTTTTCTGTCCGTAGTCTTAAAGGAAAGTAAATTTACGGTGTATTCTGTAGGTATTCCGATGCGTTTTGATACAGAGTCGAGAATCATTTCTTTACTTATGCCTAGTTGTTCAGTTATTGAATCGAAGGAGATGTTTTTGGATTCAACCAACGAGGTAAGGATATCGATTAATATCCCCCGTAACTCAGTTGATTTCAATAGAGCATTAAGTTTATGAGTTTTAAGTGTATAAGCACTAAGGATGGTATCAACAAGATGCTGAGTTTGGATATCTGTCTTTTCAATTAGAGTTTCTAAAGCTAATTCTGTAGTTATTGTTCCTAACACGAACAAATCAAATGGTATTTTTCCTTCACGGAGAAAGGTCAATACAACATCGAGGGCCATATCTTCTGTCTCTGAAGCCTGTAGTATTGTATCAAGCGCTGATTGTATCTTTCTACCTATCTTTTGAAATGTCGCGTCAAAGCTTAAGTGTCTTTCTTGGATGGCAGATAACATCGCATTTATATTATATCCTAACTTGACCAAGGCTGCTGCTATGGCGTCGAATAGATAGTCTGTACTTATATCGAGTCTTTTCGCGATGGCATTAATAGACAAGTCTCTTGCCTTGGCCTGACCCAAAATCGCATCTATTAGAATAGACCTATCGATTTCCAAACGTTCAGCCAATGCATTTATGAAATGAGAGCGTTCTAATATAGTTGATAGGATTGCATTCATTATATATTCTCTGTCTATCCCAAGCTTCTCGATAACTGCATCTATGAATTCTGCAGCTGTTAGCTTTCTGCTTAAGATAGAATCAAAAAGTTGGGCAAGCTCATTTTGTTTTAGAGTTATCGTATCTAAGTTTATAGACGCAATCGCTGCAAGAAATGCAAGTATTGTATCAGACTCAAGGCCAATCTCCTTAGTTTTTGACAATAAGGCATCGTAATCATATTCGGATTTTATTGCACTAAGTAGAAGAGCATCTATGAGGTGATCATTTTTCTTCTGAATTTGTAACAACGAATCAATTGTCTGCTGAATTTCACTCCTCTTTTTCAATAATGCATCGATATCATATTTTTGTTCCTTTTTCTGTTGTAATACAGCATCAATTTTATATAGCTCTTTGTTTAATTTCTCAATCAAACCAGCTATATTATAGGTGAGGATTTCGTTTAGGCGACTAATTACCGTGTCAAAATCCACACTATGAACGCCTATACTAGCTAACAAACCATCAAAGGATAAATGCTTTCTAGGTATAAATCTGATTACAGTGTTGATGGGATAACCACTAAAGATTCTATTGAAATACGAGTAGCCAAATCTAGCTTCATCGAATTTAGCGCTGATAATTCCATATTCTTCCGCAAGAGTTAGTAGAATATCGAATGCATGTGATGTGGTGACTCCTAGTCTTTTAGCAAGAGAATTTATTGGGAATGTCTTTGTGAAGAATTTGCCTTGGAATACATCGATCAGATAGCTTCTAGCATTAATTATGCTTTGAATTGCATTCATCTTATAGTTTGAGAGCGCTACCTTCTTTTGTAATGCATCTATTAGATAATTCTTTACCAATTCTCTGCTTTGTATCTCATCAAAGGCATAGGTTTTTTCTAAGCCTAAAGCCTTGATTAACGAATCTAGAGAATAAGACTC